GCCATGCGGAAACAGACGCAAAGTTGCTGTTATGGGGGCGGTCTGGGTGATTGTTGCAGGAGATTGTTGACAAACCGTACCAGTATCGTGTCAAATGGTGCCATTGGATCTCACACCCCTGAAGGATGATGTCATGGCACCACGAAAGCGTAAGACTGCAACGGAGTTGGCTATCTTCTCTGATGTTGCACCGCGAGATATTGACGTAGAGACCTGCAGTGCATCTCAGATGCCTGTACCTCTGCGTATTGTGAACAACCCTGCAATGAAGAAGATGTGGGACTTCATCGTGACGGACATGGAGTCACGCCGATGTCTCAGCCCGACGTACACCTTGATAGTTTCTGAGTTAGTAGAGACTTGGCATGTCGTGCATACCTGTCGGGAGAACATCGGCAAGAACGGATACACCTTCGATCGTGTTGACGAAGAGGGGAACTATCTTGGCACGTTCCCGAATCCGATGGTGAATATCCTCAATCGCAATCAGGTCATCATGTTGAAGCTGATGGAAAAGATCGGGATGTCTCCACGTGACATCGTGTATCTTGCAAATCCTGATGCAGTGTCTGCACCAGCAGTGATCCAGCAAACCCTCACTGAGTTTGCTGGAATCACATACTTCCGCTGAGTTTCTTTCTCAGAAACTATTCTGCCTTGCTGGCCAGCAGGCTTTCAATCCGACGTGCTGCTGATGCTTCGCCCAAACTGACCATCGTTTCGTGTACGATAATCGAAATTTCAATCAGTTTGGTGATCCTAGCCTCAGCAATGGCCAGTCGCTTCAGTGCTGACGTTTTCCCCGGTGTGCCTATAGTTCGACTGCGAATCTCATGCTGCTTTCGCATTGCAATGATAGTGCGAGTGCCGATGGTCATTCCGGTATCCGCCTTGATTCGCTTTGAAATCTCAGCACGAGTCAAGTTGTGCAATTCGTTCTTGTGTGTCGCGAACCATGCGTTCGTTGCAAGAATCTGCTCGACACCAACTCCGTTACCTTTACCTTTACTGCCCGGCATAACAATCTTCCTTTTCAGAAATACTCGTGGTCTGAGCCGCCAACACAGCGACTACTTCTTGGACAATGCGTGCGTCAACAGTTCCCTGAATTCTTTGATGATCGCATCGTTCGTTCTTCGGAGTTGTCGCAGGTGATCAATCTCCGAATCCTTATGCTCGTCGATTCTTTCGAATTCCTCCACATTCCGATTCAACCGCTTTATTTCAGTTGATTGCTGATTGATCTTCTCGTTCGCTTCAGACACATACTGCTGTGCCTGTAGAGCCTCATTCACCAGCCTTTCGTTCGACTCCTTCAAAGAGTCGATGACACCTGCTTGTCCCCCTAAAACCTTGTTCAGTCGATCAATTTCTACAGCAGCTTTTGGCACGCTCGCCTGTAACTGTAAAAGTTCTGTTTTCAGTCGATCAATCTCGGCTGTCTGATCCGACTGCGGCTTGTCCGGCAGCAGCCCGACGAACGATACCAGATCATGCGGGCTTTCGCGACCAGTACCCCAAATCGAATACGACCCATCATCGCTGTACGTATCCACGCCGTCCGTCCACCGCTGGAAATCGACCGGTTCGCATTGCGTAATCAGCAGCCGCTGCCCGCACCGAGTCCGCCAAACTCCTTCACATACTTGCACGCTCATCCCAACATCTCCTTAATCTGTTTCTGTAGATTATCAGGGATCTTTCCCTTCGCACTGATCACTTCAGTCAGGAGTCTACGCATCTCCTGATGTTCTCGTTCCAGAGTTGTCTGACGGCACAGTGGACTCTGTATCACTGAACCGCTGCTTTCATCCACTTCTGTCCCACAGTGGAATCCAGTGTGGTGTCGTCTGAACGGAGCATTGCACTTCGGGCATGTATCAGCCATATCAAGCACCTTTCACTTTCTTCACGCCCTTATGCTTCTTCGGACGACCAACAGGCTTGGACACCAGCCCTCTCACATTCCATGCTTCACAGCATGTCTCCACGATCACAGCACTGCGAGACTGACCAGTCTGACGCGACAGTGCATCTACTTTTCTCCAGAACTCAGCCGTAGCTGAGATCCCTACTGTTTCAGCAGCCATTGTCATTCGCTCCTTTCGTTCGCGAGGTACGGAAATTCTATCAAGATTATCGTACCGATCAACTGTAATTCTTTCAGATTTTCCACAGATTCCTTGTACACTACTTGTACAGTACGAACGCATTAGAGGCCATTACAGGGCCTGCGATTGCGATGGACGACCTGAGAGTCGTCTTGGCTATTTGAGGCCCGCAGACGCATTCCTGTGCGTTCTGGCGGGGTATTTTGGAATTTCCATGAATCAGACTTGCAATCCTGAGAATCCCAGTCTACCGTACAGGCTGAAACACGTCTGTGCAAAGGGGCGACGACCCCGCCGAGCGTAATATCGGACAGCGTGCTCTAACGGGGAGGTACACGCTACCTGACGGCTATGAGCACGGCATACAAATAAACAGAAAGCCTGATAGCGGTGAGGAGAAAGTAATTTCTCCAACCTTCCAACATGAACCTTTCGCCCATAAAAGAGGCGAAGGGGGAGGGGGGTTGTGGAGAAAATAATGTCGTCAGTACATCGCTGATACTGAACGTCTGATAGATGCAGTGAGGTACTGCATCTTCTTCATTACTCTCTGAGAGAGAAAGCAAGTAATGTCACTCCCGAAAAGCCTGATTGAAGCGTTCTGTCAGGGAATCATCCGACGAGTTGGTGCAAGAAACGTCGGAATTGATCCAATCACGATTACAACCATCATCTCAACAGTGTTGCCGCTGATTCTGAACTGCATTCAGAAGCGACGTGGTATCCAGCCTGATCAGGTTCAGACGACTGTTGTTGCGATGTGTGCGAAGAACTACGTGCAGACCCGCGAGAACTTCGCGAAGGAACTCCGCAACCGCTGGTTCAAGCACGGTCAGAAGCTGAAGCGTGCCGCAAAGAAGTCTGGTGCGATGTTCAACGAGTCGAAGTACATCCTGTCTGACACCGACTCACTCGAACTGGCCGACAAGGCTCTGCAGGAAGCACACTCGACTTCTGCTGAGAGTTATCGCACTTTGGCTGCTGCATCGCTTTCAACGGAGGAATGACATGAAGTTTCTTCTGCTGCTGGCTTGTTTGCTGCAGGAACCTGTTATTGTTTTTCCTTCAGAAACTATCAAGGCGGACACGCCCAAGCCACCTGCAGAAATCGACAAATTCACGACAGAGGAATGGTACTTGATTCAAAGTCCCGTTCCTCTTGACGTTTTCGATTCTCCTGCAGGCATAGTCACTATCGAAGAAGTTCCTACGGGAACTCGACTTCGAGGTAAATTTGCCGGTCAATCCGGCATACAGACACTTGTTGCTGATTCTCCGTTCCTGTACGTGCTCGAAGGACAGGCAACAGGTCGTGTCGAGATCATGTATCGTCCCGAGGGCAGTAAAGGCCGTCAGAGCCTTCGCAGACGCCTTCTGGACGTTATCGACGTTCCGAAGCCCGATCCCATTACTCCCGGCCCTGTAGAGCCAAAAGACGATGTCGCTAAGGCTTTCAGGGTGTATGAGCGTGAATGGCGACTGGCACAAAAGGAACTGGCGACTCGACTGGAAAACAAAGTCATCTCGTCGGAAGAGGAAGCGGCTGACTGGTTCAAGGCTGCTCACCGTCAATGTCAGGTCAAGGCATTCACAAGTCTGTTGACTGCTGAAGAACTGGAGTTTGGCGGAGAGCAGTGGACACCAGAAAAACACGCACTTTACATCAGGAGGTACTTCAGTGCCGAGTGAACTGCTAAAGTCAGATCCGGCAGTACAGGAAGCCTTGCTGAGGAAAGCAAAACCCCCAGTCAAGGCTTCTGACTTCACCAATTGGGAAGATGTACTAAAAGATCCGAAGAATGATCCTCGCCCGTACATGCGGCGTCAGAATCAGACACAGAACGACTGCCAGGCTCACTCAGCCTGCACTGGTAACGAAAGACGATGGTGGTACGTTTCAGGCGGTGAAGTTGATGAATCGTCTGGTAAAGTTCCTCAGAAATCAGACACGTTTGCCTACAACGCCAGTGAATACATCATGTCCCCCAACCAAGTCGGTAAGGACGGTGGGACATGGATTGAAGCTGGCGTAACACTGCAGACTGAAGGCATTCCGTCTATCGGTGTTGGTCCGGGTATTCCGCTTGAAACTGATTGGCCTTACGGCACCTACGAGCGTTCTGCGAGCAGGTTTGTTGCAAGGGCCAAGAAAGTCAAGTTGCAGGATGGACTTGTCACTGAGCATCGTCCAGCACCTGACAGTGAATCTCTGTTGGCCGGTCTTGCTGCAGGCGGAAACCTGCATCAAGGTACCTTCTGGCCGTTCAGAGAGGGCAGTCAGATCAACGGTAAGAAAGTGATGGCTACACCTCCAACAAGAGGTGGTGGTCACGCTACCACGATCATCTGGGCTGAGATGATCAAATCAGACTGGTACTTCATCTCATGGAACAGCCATAACGACGAATACTTTTACATACCCCGTAAGGTGTATGACCAATTGGCGAAGATGAAGTACGAGCCTTTTGGGGCATACTTACTGCTGCCCGACAAACCTGTCGAGCGGTACTACAAACGAACTCAAGCTGGTGGAGGATACATACTATGAAAGAGTGGTTTACAGCCTGTGCAATCGTGTCTGTCTGTCTGTTGCTGGCCCTTCCCGAGATCGTCAGTGACGAGAGTAATCAGAGTCCTGCAGCGTCTGCTGACAGCCTGCTGATCCTCAAACGGCTCGATGCACTGGAAGAGCGGGTGACTGCCCTCGAAGCAGCCAAACAATCAATTACTTCTTCAGAAAATATCGACGGCAAGCCGGTTTTGCAGGTCAGTTCTGCTGACTGGTGTGCTCCGTGTCAACTGGCGAAACGAGAGTTTGCTGCTGTCAAAGATCTGCCGATTACTCTCAAGTATGAGCGATGGAAGGATGCCCCAACGATGATTCCCGCATTCAGATATACCGACAAAAACGGTATTGTGAGAGTCAGAACCGGATACAGTTCAGGCTCTTGGAAAAATATCCTTGCGGAAATGGGGTTTACTCGATAAAACAATTGGGGTTTACCCGCAATTCGACAATCAGCACGGGACAAGGCTGATGCAGGATGGACAACAGGAAGAGCGTGATGATAATGTTGGTCTGGAGATTACCGCTGCAGGCCAACATTTCAAAGCGGATAAAGACGTTGCCAAGACGTTCATGGATCACACAGGGAACACGTGGAACCTTGTAGTGAAAGCAATTGCGTGGGCAATTTTCTTCGGTGGAACATGCTGGGGATTGAGTCTGTTATGGACCTGACACAAAAGTTCTACATCACTGTAGGTATCGCCCTGATTTCATTCCTCGCTGGAATCTACGTGAAACAGCGAAATGATAAATCGCGACTGAAGTGCAAGTGGGATGATATGCTGTACAAGGCATTGATCTTTCAGAGTCTGGCAGTACAGACTCTGTTTTCCAGTTACTCTGTCAACGTAGCAAACGAAGCTGCTCGTATTGCTGCAAACAGAGCACACCCCGTTTCGGAGATACCGCTTTATGAGTCCTTCGCAACTGTCACTCTTTCAGGGGGACGAACCGTCACCTACCACAGACAAGTGCCGTCTGCTGAAGGACGCTCTGCAATCTGCAATACACGAAATGGAGAAGGCGGAACAGTTGGTTGGAGATTGCCTTTGGAACCTGAAAGACTGCTTGGAAGCCACATCGTTTACTGAAGCAGGAAAGACGCTCAAGGGTATTGCTGCATTAACGACAGACCTCAAAGACGAACTGAGCATTCAGACAACACAGCAGGCAGTCACAGAATGAACGCATACCAGACAGCACAGGCGATGGGATTGACAGGCACCGACGTGGAAATCGTCGCCATACTGCAGACGATCACCAGCGGGCCAATTGATCCCGCGAGGGTCCGGCAATGGTCGCGAGAGCAAGGCCTGTGGTTCCGCAAGCCTGACGGCACCATGGGCGGCAGTTTGTCGGTGGCCTATCCTGCAGCAACACCACAGCAGCAGGCGGCACTCGATCAATTCTTTGCAGCGATCTGGGGTGACAGTCTGCAAACCCTAAACACGACTCAACCGCCAGCATCAGTCACGGTGTGGGGCATTGTGCAGACGATCAGCGGACTGAACCCCACAGCAGCCGGGCTGGTCGATTCGTTCTACGCACTCGACGGCGGGCGACCGTTCAAGGACACGACCGAAGCCGAGTATGCTCAACAGAAGGCGGACGCAATCAGGCAACTGGCAGCGGACAGCGTTTTCGCGGAAGCGATGAACCAGATTGTCAATCCAGCGGCGGCAGATCCCGCACGGACTGAGGCGTCAATTCGGGCGGCGTTCACGGCGGCGGCTGCTGTGCAGGTGACGCTATGACTATTGCGTTTCAGGCAGCTAATTCAGCACAAGCTACAAGCGTTACCATACCGACGCATCAAGCGGGCGATTTGCTGCTGATTTTAACCGGAAATAATACCGGATTCGCTCCGACCATTCCGTCTGGCTGGAGTGTCCCAATCGCCAGTGCTGATGGGGTATCGCCTGCAAGATGTCTATTTGTTGGTTGGAAAATTGCAACAAGCGCAAGTGAAACCAGCGGAACATGGACTGGCTCGCACCTTATTATGGCTGCGGTTTATAGAGACTCCACAAACTATCGTGCACTGGGCGGTTGTAATCGAAGCAATACACGCAACACCACATCTGTTACTTATCCAAACATTACTCAGTATTCGTCTCTAAACACACCGACAAAGTTACAGAACGCTGCAGCGGTCGTATTCGGTGCAATTTATATCTACGAAAACACAGGGGTCGGAAGTGCAGCCCCGAGCGGTATGACGAACAGGGCAGTTTATGCAGGATCAAGCACTGGTTATTTGGCATTACACGACACGGGAAGTTCTGTTTCAAGTTGGCCAGTTATAACCGTTACTGCAGCCAGTAATGTCAATACTGTGCATATAGTTGCAGAAATGATGGACACAGGGGTTGCGAAATCATCAGGCGGCGGCTATCGGCCAGTGAATGTTCGAGGAGGTGCAGACCAGTGAAAATTAAGCGAGGGTCTACCTCAGTTCGGCGATTGATATTCATAGCTGACACCAGCAAAACAGACGGCAGCGGGTTGGCGAATTTGGTCTACAATTCGAGCGGATTGGTTGCCTATTATTTTGCAGGCGACCTGAACAACGAGGTGCCGATAACGCTGGCAACGGCAACGCTTGGCACATACGCGAGCGGCGGGTTCATCGCGGTCGACAATGCTAACATGCCCGGGTGGTATGAAATCGGCATTCCGGACGCAGCACTAGACGGCGGGAACGGGGTCGCGATCCAATTGCGAGGTGCTAACAATATGGCACCTGTGAACATTTACATCGAGTTGGATGCGGTCGATTACCAGACCGACGCATTCGGAGCACTGCGGCCAACGACTGCAGGGCGAACGCTCGACGTTACGGCAACAGGTGCGGCAGGGATCGACTTAGGCAACGTCGAGAATCCGACGACGACGTTGAATCTCAGCGGGACGACAATCAGCACGACGCAGGCGGTCGCGAGTGTGAGCGGGGCTGTGGGATCTGTTACGGGTGCTGTGGGCAGCGTGACAGGGGCAGTCGGATCGGTGACGGCACGAGTCACAGCAAACACGGATCAGTGGGGCGGCGTGACGGTGACAGGTATGCCGTTGCCCACAGCAAGCTACACGACACCGCCGACAGTGGCACAGGTTGTCACTGGCGTGTACGCAGCACTGCCAGCCGATCACACTGTGAGCGGATCGTATGGCGTGCGATTTATTCTGGCGTTGAACAATAACCGGACTGTGCAGGTCACAGGCAGTAACCATATAGCGGCAGACGTGCATGAGTTTCAGACGGACGTGATTAGTGCTAACGCAATTGCAGCAAGTGCGGTCACAGAGATCCAGTCAGGGTTGGCGACTCTCGACAATCAGACGACAATAAATAACAACGTATTGTCTCGACTTGCTTCGAGTGCTTACACGGCCCCGGACAACTCGGGTATCGCTGCAATCAAGGTTGTCACAGACCGTGTAAACACAGGACTGGTACAGGACGGTGCTGTATGGCAGTTTACTGTCAACATGCTGGAGAATGGCCCTGCAGGAGCAGGTGGTGGATCAGCAACACTGCAAAATCAGGAACTGATCCTCGATCAGTTGGACCTGATACAGAACAAGACGGATCTGATTACTAGTTCTGGTGCTGTTACTTCATTACTCGCAGGAGCAGTGCTTGAGCCGGGAACCATTCAAGGCTTCCCGACAACGCTGAAGATCGGTGACAGCTACACTGCTGCCAATGGTCGAGCAATTGATATACCTATTGTGGATACTGACGGTATCCCGCTTGATACAGCAGGCTCACTCGACTTTTCAGCAGCAACTGTTACATTCACTGTAAGCAGGGCGAAAGAGACAAACGCATCGCGAATCGTCAATGGAACAGCAACGGTTATCAATCCTCCGGGAACCGGCACTGCCAATGCTCCGTACGTTCGTGTAGAGATTTCTTCTTCAGAAACTGCCAAAGGGCTGTTGGGTTACAGATACACAGCCACACTGAAATTCACATGGTCCGGAACTGGGACAGACGTTATGTCATTCGAAAGTTCATCGGACATTGTCTTTGATAACTGACGGTCAACACCCCCATGACCACGACAGAAGAACAAGAAGATACATCACTCAACTCATTCTTCAGGACAAACGAGAAAAGATCGCTGAGAAAAGTTCCAGTACCTGACACAATCTACGAGCATGGTCGATTGATAGGTTGGAAGTGGACTCATCGAAACATCGTCAAGTTCCTGAGAACAGTTCCTGACTACGACCCCTTCGCACAAGCGGAGGGGTATTACTTTGACGTAGACGAGTGGTACAGGATCATCTCATTCGTTACCAACGAAGCGTGCTACCCTGAAGGAGAACTGACAGGTAAAAGTTTCATACCTGAAGTCTGGCAGTCGGCTGTATACGCCAACTTGTTCTGCTGGAAGAAGGTGGGGAGCAATTACCGTCGATATAAAGAATGCTTTATATACGTCCCTCGAAAGAATGGTAAAGAGTTGTGCATGACAACTCCGATTCCAACTCCGAAAGGATTTACTCCAATCGGTGAACTGGCTGTAGGAGACACAGTATTCGACAAAGACGGAAAGCAATGTCAAGTCGTGTTTGTCGCCGAGCCGAGAGTCCCTGAGAAAACTTACACTGTAACGTTTTCAAGCGGTCATTCAGTTGAGGCTGGTGCAGATCACCAATGGCATGTGTTTTCAAAAAAACAACACCCAAGCGTTGACAGTAAAACAAAGAAGGTGAGTAGGAAATCCGGAGTAAAGACAGTAACGAACTCTGTCGGCAAATGCACGTATGAGTCAGTTTGGACAACACAGGAAATGTTTGACGCTGGAGTTGACTGCTCCTACGGTAAGACATTCAATGTGAAAATGCACTCTGGTATTGAATGTGATGAAGCAGATCTGCCTGTAAATCCTTACATACTTGGAGCGTGGCTTGGCGATGGAAGTTCTGCTGGACCGTACATTTCTGTTGGAGATCAAGACCTTCATTTTTGGTCAAAGTACAAAGTCAGTCGCTACGCTGATAAATGTCCTCGCGTAAGTCTGTCTCAGTTGTCAGGCTCTGTATTGTCGTCGTTGAAATTAAAGAACAACAAACACATTCCAGAAGTTTATTTCACGGCATCAAGAAAACAAAGACTGCATCTTTTGCAGGGGTTGATGGACACAGACGGTACAATAAACAAAACAGGTACTTGTTTGAACATAATCCAAAAGAACAAAACTCTTGCAGATGGAATTGTTCGTCTGTGCTACTCTCTCGGTCTCAAGGCGTCCATTACTGAAAAGAAAAAACAATCTCAGAACAGAACAGAAGGAACGTACTACGATATTCAGTTTTCTGCGGGCAGAAAAGAGCATGAAGTGTTTAGGCTGCTCAGAAAACTCAATAGGATGAAACCACACAGGGGAAGGTCAAAATCAAATCATATTGTTAGTATTGTTCCATCTAAACCAAGACCAATGACTTGCATTCAGGTAAGTTCTGATTCTGGCACATACCTTTTTGGGGAGCAGTACCTTCCGACACACAACACGACAGCCTTTGGTGCGGTGATTACACTGCTGATGTTTTTCTACGACAAAGAACAGCGATCTCAAAACTTCTGCTGTGCTGCTGACGTAGAGCAAGCATCTGTCAATTTCAGACACACAGAGTTCATGATTCAGCAGAACCCCAATCTGCTGTCTCGACTCAAAGATAAACGTATCTACAAGTCAACAAGGTCGTTCGAACACAATGACGGATCAGTGTTCAAAGTTCTGTCGTCTGTTGCTGACACAAAACACGGGCTGTCACCAAACTTCGTTTACGTGGACGAAGTTCATGCACACACAAGTGGAGAACTGATTGATGTAATGAAAACAGGTACTGCATCTCGTCGTCAACCTCTCACAGTTTACACGACGACTGCAGACTATGACCGCCCTTCGGTCTGTAATCAGTTGCTGGAGAAGGCCCGAGCAATCCGGGATAACCGTCAGGTTCAGCCTTCTTTTCTGCCGATAATCTACGAAGCACTCCCAACAGACGACTTCAGGAGTCCTGTGGTTTGGTCGAAAGCAAACCCAAACTTCCGTAAGTCTATCACGGAGGAATACTTCGAAGATATGGTTTCTTCTGTTCAGAACAACCCACAGGAACTGAACAGGTTTCTCAGGTTGCATCTGAACATTCAAACAAAGACTGAAACAGCATGGATTCCTTCGTACATCTGGGCAAGGGGCAATCCGGAAAATGTCGAATTACTTTCAGTGCCCGAGATCAAACAGTGGATGTCAGAACATGCGACTTGGAACAACATTGCTCTGGATAACCGATTCTACGAATCTTCATCTGTCGATGTGTACCTGAATGGGCAACAGCAATACTGGTCGTGGTTTATCAAACAGTGTGAAGAACTGAGAGACGAAGAATGCTACGCTGGGTTCGACAACACGATTGTGCAGGACTTGGCTTCACTGGCTCTTTTCTTTCCTCAGCGTGGCGTTATACTGCACTGGTGCTGGTGTCCTGCGGCATCAGTGTACAGAAGGCAGAAAGAACAAAACATCCCCTACGGAAACTGGTGGGAATCGGGTCTCCTGAATTCCACAAGTCCATTGGACACAACAGACGACGAAGCGATCCTGACAGCCATGCTCGGTAACGACCAGTATCCGGGCATTCTGTCTCACTTCCGTGGATTGCGAGAAGTTTGCTTTGACCGCTTTGCGGCACGAATTGTCTATGTCAGACTGAAGGAATTCGGGTATCCTGCACGAGCATACCCGCAGAACTTTGCTGGCATGAATGAACCGTGTCGAAAACTTGAGGCAATGATAACTGACCGTCAGTTGTTTCATGGTGGAAACACAGTGTTGGAATGGGAAGCTGGAAACGTTGTTATCGTGTCTGACAGAGACGGGAAGTACCGGCCAGACAAGTCAAAGAGCACGCAGAAGATCGACGGTGTAGTAGCGTCCTTGATGGCAGTTGGTGGTTGGCTATATCCCGAGGTTCAGACGATCAGCGATATACGGGGGTTGAAATGATCTCATGGTTTCGTAAGCCTGAACAGCGTAATCAACACGGTGCTATTCGCACGCTGATCGACTACGCCCACAGCCTTGTACAGAACTCTGCTACGATGACGTGGCAGAATCTGATCGGCATAATGAACCATGAGACCTACTACACTGACGCTTCGAAATCCGCTCTCAAACTGACAGCAGTGAAGTGTGCTCTGGAAACGTACTCCGGTTTGCTGATGGGGCTTCCCCGTCGTATGTATGGTGTTGACCCTGACACCGATACTCCGACACGCATTGTCAGCACGACTGCCCATCCTGCCAGCCGCCTGTTCAGTCATTACTTCAATCCAGAACTCGACTCTGATCGTGCCTTCAGCATGATCGTGTATGACGTTCTGATGGACGGCAACTGTTACTTTCTCAGAGAGTTCGACCTGCAAGGCCGAACATCACGTCTCAGTTACATCCATCCCTCACGCATTCCCGTTACCAACATCCGACGTGCTAACGGAAGCGAGAAGTTGTTTGATGGTCGCACCGCAACAGCCGGTGAGATCATCTACGTCATCAACACAGGAGAATCTTCCCGCGATACCAACACCCAAGCGATTATTGTTCCGAAGGAGTACATCTGTCACTTCTCGAACAAACTGTACGACGCTGAGCACTTCCGTGGTCAGGGATTCGTAATTAACAGTAGTCGAAGTGTGCAGTTGTACGAAGCATCTGAAGAATTTGGACGATCCTTCTACACGAAGGGTATCGCCACACAGATGTTCCTGACGACTGATAATCGTCTTGCTCCAGAAGTTCTGAAGCGGATCGAGAGTAACTTTCTGGAAGATCCCAATGCACCACTTGAAGCAATCTTCAAGACACGCATCCTTGAACAGGGACTGAAACCTGTTCACATGGGTATTCCGTTCCAGCACCTTCAGTTCATCGAGACTCGTGCATTCAGCGTAGAGGATGTGGCTCGCGGCTTCAACATTCCTCCCTCGCTGCTGCACTCCTACATGGGTACGAAAGCTGGAGACGTGGATCTGGCTCAGGCGATGGCTTTGTTTGTACAGACAGGCATCGGACCATTTCTGGATCATCTGTGTATTCAGTTCAGGAACGAATTACTCCCACTGACATCACGCAGGTTGTTCAGATTCGACTTCGAGCGTATCTACCTGTACCGAAACGTCATTGACAAATTCACAGGATCTCTGCGTAACCTCATGGAGATCGGCGTACTGAACCGTGCTGAGACTCGTCAGTTGCTCGGGTTCTTCATCGACCCGAGGGACGCTGCTGCAGACCCTCGTTACGTGCCTGTGAACCTGATGACTGTCGAGCACTCTTTGCTGCTTGAGGATCAGGCTCGCATTGCAAACGAGACTGCTAATTCAAATCTTGAGATGCTGGACCTGCAGAAGGAACAGCAACGCCAGACAAACAGCGGAATGGTAAAGCCTGTAAAGACTCCTGAGGCACCAGGAGCGACTACGCAGAAAGACATGGATAATTCACCGTCGAAGGACAACATTGACAAACGACTGCGTAAAGCCAATAATCAGATTCAGACAGCGTATCAGAACGTTATTAACGGACTGAAGCAGTATGAAGCCCGTGTCTTGGATCAAAAGAAGCAGACACGAAAAGATGATTACGACGCTGCGGTCGCAGAGTTCTATGCAGCAGACGGCAAGTTTGCGAACATGCTACGAGAACAATTACTCCCGTGGCAGGACGTGGTTGAGAACTTCAATTGTCAATCGTTGATTGACAGTTGGCTGGCTGACAGAAAATACACGGAGAACAGCGATGGTACTGGTTCTGAATCGTAAGACTCTGCCCAGCGGCGAGCAAATGGAAACCCGAGCATCGTTCAACGCACAGAACGAGTTGCTCATCTATGACTACATTCTTCCTCAGAAATACTACGACGGCGACACGTCTGTGACTCCGTCCGACGTGCTCAACTTTCTGAAGGATGCTCCTGCAGAACTCACTGTACGCATCAATTCAAACGGTGGTGAAGTCGGCTCTGCTCTGGCAATCTACAATCAGTTGCTTGAGCACCGAGGAACTGTTACAACCATCGTAGACGGGTATGCCTTCAGTTCTGCGGGATGGCTGGCTCTGGCCGGATCAAACCGACAGATCTGCAACGGCGGACTGTTCATGATGCACAACCCATACATGTACGAAAAGATCGACAGTCAGGCTTCTGCTGAAAACGCAGCGAAGCGTTGGACGGCTCACCGTGACAGCATTAAGAACATCTTCACTTCCAGAACTCCCTTGAAGGAAGAGGAAGTGATTGATATGCTCGACAAGGAAACTTACCTCAGTGCTTCTGAGGCGGTCTCTAAGGGACTGTTTCATTCGGTTCGAAATGGCAAACCTGAGACTGCCATGTTGAACTGTTTGGAAATCCCTCGGGAAGCACTGAATAAGGCTCAGGTTGAAACTCCAGACCTTCAATCGCTGAGAATGCGAGTCTTGAATGTCAGGAGAAATCTGGCACAATAATTATTGACGTTTCTGATAAGTTTCGGTAACGTCATAACGACGCTGTAAAAGCAACGCATATACGCAGCAGTCGCATTCACCAATCAACACGAAGGAGTTTACAATGGCACGTTGCCATATTGCGGCTTTTGCTGCTGCTGCCGTGTACAACGATACGGCTGTCAAGAACAATGATGTTTTGAACATGTCTGCTACTCAGCTTGCAGACGAACGTACCCGACTGATTACTGTCACAGAGACCTTCGACGCGAAGGGTGACAAGATCACTGGCGACGAAACCAAGCAGTACCGTGAAGCAGTTGATCGGTTGGAAACCGTTTCCAATGCGATCATGAATACTGCTGCAGGTCAGCGTGAACGTCGTGATGCTCTGATTGCAGCGAGCCGAATCAGTCAGGCGACTGGTGGTATTGTCAACCTGAACGGCAGCGTACACACGCGACCGGCGTGGGAGGACGACAAGGACAAGTACGGTTTCCGCAACCAGCAGGACTACCTGAATGCTGTCGTCAACTCTTACCGCAACCGTGAAGTTGCTGATCCACGACTCCGCCGACTGGTAATGGACGCGATTGGGTCTGACGAGTTCAGCAAGGCGAACTGGGAAGCACAGGGCCTGATGGTCCCTCGTGGCTTCATTTCCGAAGTGATGCAGTTGGAACCCGAAGCTGATCAGTTGTCTGGTTTGCTGACTCGCGTTCCGATGACTGCCCCGGTCGTTGACATTCCGTGCCGTGTTGACAAGGACCACCGTAACAGCGTTACTGGCGGTTTCCAAGTCTACCGTGGTAAGGAAACTGCTGCTCCGACGTTGACCAAGACAGCGATGGAAATGGTTACGCTGAAGGCTCATGAACTGAATGGTGCGGCCGCAGTAACCAATCAGTTGATGGCCGACAGCCCCATTTCTATTGCTGCTCTGATCGACGCTGGGATGCGACAGGAAGCACGTTCCTACCGCATTGACGAACTGCTGAATGGCAACGGTATCGGTCGTCCGCTCGGGATGCTGAACGCCAACAACCCGGCACTGCTGACTGTGCTTCGTGAAGTTGGTCAGGCTACGTCAGCCATTGTCAACGGCATGAACATCCTGAAGATGCGTAAGCGTGTTTGGGGTTATGACAATGCTGTGTGGTTGTGCTCGCTGGACCTGTACGACATCCTGTTTATGCTGTGCATCGAGTCGCCGAACAACGCCGGTCTGATCAAGCTGTTCTACCCCGGAACAGAAGGCGGACTGCCGGATCGACTGCTTGGTCGCCCTGTGATCTGGACCGAGTACATGAACGGCATCACCAGCGGTCAGGACGGTAGCGTAATCAGCGAATGGAACGACAACTTCCTCGCTTGCGTCAACCCGACTCAGGTGCTGTTCGGTGAACGTGGTACTGGCAACGTGACTCGCTCGATTCACGTCCGATTCCTTGAGCGTGAAGAAGTGTTCATGTTCACTTCTTACGACGATGCTCGCCCGTGGTGGAAGGACACCTTCCAGCCGAAGAACGGCGGACTGACTCAGTCTCCGTTCGTGGTTCTCAGCAAGACAGCCGCCACATGATGCTGTGAGCGGGGGGTTCCTGAGTGAGGTCAGGAACTCTCCGCTCGCGATTGTTCGATTCACATTCAACCCATACGGGGGTTTTCGATATGGCTACTCAGAAGTTTTCTCACTTGTCCAGCAAGTACCTGATCAAGGCACTTGGGACTCTGACGATGAACGGGAGCATCGGCAACGCTTACGTCGTTACCGAACTTCCGGACAAGGCAATGCTGGTCATCAACGATGCTGTGCTGACCGGAAACCTGACTGTCACAGTCGTCGGTTCCACGTCTGCAACAGGTGCGTCTGGTTTCACGACCATCAAGACGCATGTGTTCACCAGCGGCACTCAGAACTGCTCTGTTGAAGTTGACAGCGAAGAAGTCAGCTTTGCAGAAGATCAGGCTGGCGTTGACTTCAAGACTGTGGTGTTCAGGCTTACCGGCACCAATACCAACACTGTCAAAGCCGCTGCGATGGTACTGCCCCTCCATCGTCGAGCAGACCTGACAGCAACAGGTACTGGCACTTTGACCTGATCGCCCGGCGGGGGCGGGTATGCAGTTCGTGGTCTCTGCATACCCGTCTCCTGCTTTTACATTGAGTCCGTGAAAGCGGGACAGCCGCAGTACGGTTACGGGGGTGGCTGTGCTGCGGTTTGTTTTGGAGTGTCTCCATGCCAATGTACGTCAACCTCGCTCAGGAAGATGCTGTCTCAACACTTGTGACAAGCACCCTGATTGCTCAGATCAAACAGAATCTTGGCTTTGACACCGAGACAGCCGACACGGATATTCCTGTCGATATTTCTGAATTGATGCACCAGTGCATCTCGATCTGTGAGAAGGAGCAGTGGAGGTTCATCCTTCGTAAGCCTGTTACTCTCCAGTTGCCTTACGAAGCCTTCATGTCTGCAGACCGTCTCGTGTTCCTGCCTTTTGGCAAAGTGAGCACACTGACGACGTTCACATACAAGAAAACTGACGGCACAACAGCGAGTGTTTCGTCTGCCGGATACACAGTCTACGAGTATGAACCGGCCAAGCTGTTTTGCAAAGACTGGACTGCTCTGTTCGTTGATATCGACGACGAACTGCCGTATCCGATTACAGTCACGTACACAACTGGGTATTCTTCTCTTTCAGAAGTTCCCAAGGCGACTGTCCGAGCGTTGATGATCCTCGCATATCATCTGTTCGAGTATCGTGACGCGATCTCTGATGGTTCTGTCTCAGAACTTCCACAGGGCTACTGTCAGTTGCGAGATCTGAACCTGTTGAACGACATGCGGGCAATTCGTTACATCGCAGAAGATTGGACGAAGGTGAGCCGTGGCTAATAAATACAACAGGCGAAGCAGACCAAACTTTCGTCATCGAGTTGAGTTCTGGAAGCCTACATCAGTCGCAGACAGTGCAGGTGAGTTGAAGTCTGAATACGTACTGGTTTATGCCGGTACGTTTGCAATGGAACTGCCAAAAACACCGACTGAAGTAAGTGACCTCGGGCGTGTTCAGCCGCAACAGGAATTCATGCTGCTCGGGCAATACACGCCGAAGATCAAAGAACTGACTGCAGGTTTGTTCGCTGTGGTGAAAGATCTGCAGAAGGTTGTCGTGCTGGCTGGTAACGCAACTGACCCGTGGGGCGACCGCAGGAAGATGCACGTGAGGGTTACGGATAACCTCGCACAAGAGATCACAACCAAGATAATGAGTACGATCTACTAATGGCCAGAAAACCGCTTGTAGCCGTGAAGTTCAATATCCCGCCAGACATGCTGAACGGGTATAAGGATCTTACGGAAAAAATACAGCGTCACATGGTTCGTCAGGCTGTAAGATCTGCAATACTCCCAGCAAGAAACTCATTGAAGTCAAAGCTGATGTCGCTCGGCATGAAGAGCCGAACATCTTCCGGTGCGTCTATGCGAGCACTGGACACAAAGATCAAACGTGTCAAAGGCACTGCTGCCGTTGTGTACGGTCTGGTGTCGGTCAACAAGAACTACGTCGAAGCCTACACACGCGAAGCACCTGTAATCAAACAGCCGGGCAAGTTTCGTCAGGTAAGTCTCGGCACGCTTACTGGGTTCAACAGACGCACAGGGCAACTAAGATTCAACAGACGCTTCAGGCTCGGTGAAGTCAGGTCAACGCTTCGCAGGAACACCCAAAGAAGAAGGGCAGATGTCACACACGCTTACAAGCGGTGGCCGAAGAAATACTGGCACCTGTCTGAGTACGGGTTTACTCGCTCAAAAGGGTCAGGTATGTTTGCAGGAAGCAACAAACCAGCATCCTTTGCAGGTCACCACTTCGTAGAAAAGGTCTACGCTGAAACCAAGGAAGAGTGCGTGAAGATCTTCGAGCAGCGTATGCGTGAATTGTTCAAACAGCATTTTCAGGTGAAGTAATGCCTGCTCCATACAACATCGACATAGGGCTGCAGAAGCTGATCTCCGGTGCTTGTCCTGCTGGAGTACCGTGCTACAAGTCACAATTTGTTCCTTCAGAAGATCTCAAGGACACACCGAAGGGGTATGTGTTCTTTGACGTTTCTGAGATAGAACCGGCACTATGTTCAGAAGGGTTTTCCGAAGCGAACGGAAGAGAAAGTATCTCTTTCAATGTTGACATCGCGATAGTTCATCATGACAATGCTCAACGTAAGTCTGTAGCAACATCAGTGCTCAACGTCCTGCAGCCAACGGTAAGCGGACGAAGAACATTCCTGACTTCGTATCAGGTGCCGCAGACAAGTGTATTCATCCAGAATCTCAGGATGGTGAGTACGGACGAGCAGACTCTGCTCAAGACAGGACAGGGAACACCTGACCTGACAATGCTTGTTTTCAATTTTGTTGGTAAAGCTACTTGCTAAGGAGCGAGTCATGGCTAATCGCGATACGAGTCGTATCAGGATCAAGTTTTTTGAGCAGACGACTGCTCCGACTGGTTCAGGTGCTGCACCTGATCCTGTTGATGCAACGAGTGACTTCTATGCCTGTGTAACTGACGGCCCAACGTGGTCCGGTTTCACTCGTGGTGACGTCGATACAACCTGCAGTAACACGACGCTGGATGCGTGGGGGAACCTGATCAAGACTTTCCGCAGCGGGAAGATTGTCGATCTCGGTACTCTTACTTTCACCGTTGACTGGGACTGCAACGGTAACGCTACTGGCGGTCGTGAACTGGCTGCATTCATGGATGGTCGCAGCGGTACTTTGGTCGTTGAGTTTCCTGCAGAAGCAAGTGAAACTGTGGGACCGAAGATCAATCTGACTGGGTACTGCAACAAGTTCACGCCGATGGGTACTGTGCTGTCCGAAGGCACTGGTGCTCGCTCGATGGCAGAACTGGTTTACAAACTCAGCGGAATCAGTTTCACTGTCGCTACCTGATTTGAATTACACCCCCGATCACCCCCCTTTCTAAGGTTTTACAATGGGCATTTCTTTTAATCGTCCGAAGTCTTTTCCTCTTCCTACGTTCAATGCCAAACTGGTCGAACCGTCAGCAGGACTGACGACTGACTTCATTACTCGCCTGAACGAGTTCCCGAAGAAGTCGGACGGCAATCCTGACTCAAGGTACTTCATCGTTCTGCGTATGCTGATCTGCCTGTACGACGCAGAAGGTCACGCATTCCTCGCTCAGTACGTCAACTCGTTGAACGGCGAGTCTGCTGAAGCGTGGCCTGTGACTGTGCTGGAGAACGACACGCCACGTCAGGTACTGGACGCACTGGATAACTCTTACCTTCAGAAACTCTGTGACGCCTTCGTGGACAGCGTAACAACGTCTCAGTTCGAAGAGATCAACGAACAGATCAGACTGCACATCTGGCCCAACCGTGAGGAACAGGAAAAAAACTGATTACACCCGACGACGACAGATGGTTCATGTTGTTCCTCTGCAGTCGTTGGGGTAAGTCACTGGCAGAGATCGGCGAAATGCCTATCTCGGAGTTCCGACAACACAAATGGTTTTGGGACAACTACAGATGGGGAATGCAGGATGACCTACTGGCTATTCAGGTAACTCAAAGCATGAGTAGTCAGGGCAGTAGAAACCTGAAGCCTTTCCACGTCAAACTGTGGACTACTCAGAATCAGTTCACGTATCAAATCGTCAAGCTGGCTATCAAACCCACTGCGGTAATCCGGAGTGGGTTTATGGCTGTAGTTAATGCTATCTCAGGAATGAATAGAAAATGACACAGAGCCTGAGCAAGATCGGCGTTCAGTTCATAGCAGACATGTCAGACATGGTTTCCAAAATGTCTGGCATGTCTGCTTATACGAAGAAGTGGGCAAAAGAAACCGCCGCGATGACTAACATCGGCGGCCCTTCTGGTGCTGAACAAGCACAGCGTAATCGTATTACTGCTGGAATGTCTGAGGCTGGCAGAGAGCAGATCGAACAACAAAAGAAGTCTAATGATGCTGCTCAACAACTCAGAGATAACGATTACAACGATCGGCAAATGCTTCGTCTGAAAGAAAGAAAAGCACAAGAAGAAGCTGAAGCGTTTCGAGTTTATCTGATAAAAAAATCAAACGAAGAAATCTACGCAGAAATGGTTCGGCAAGATATTGCCGAAAAACTTCTGAGAGACAACACGTACAATGAGATTCAGAGGGAAAGAAGAGAAAGACGAGCACGCTACATAGAGTCGTTGAACGAAAGAATTCGTCTCGAAGAAAACGCTCTGTCTCGTGAACTTCAAATAGCCCGGTTAAGAAATGAGGCATTCAAAGCAGTTGGAATCGGCCCGTCAAACTTTCCTTCTGGTCCTTCAGCAAGTGCATCTCAAATATACACAGATCAGTACGAAGAAGATCGGGCGAAAAGACGCCAGAAGAAAGAAGAAGAAATTGCACGTGCAGAGCAGGTAAAAACAAACAGATTGATGCAAAACAGAAAGTATCAGTCTGAAGCAAATAGCCTGCTTGAAACATACGAACGAAACCTTCTTGCATCGAGAAACGCAACGCAGCGGTACAACGACGAAATGTCACGTCTGAACTGGCTGTTGACTCACAACAATCAGGAGACGGGTAGGTCGTTTCTTACCAACAGTGAGTACAAGAGACTCAAAACTGCTTTGATACAGGAAACTATTCGTCAGCAGCAAGCAGAGAAAAGACTTGCTCAGTCTTTGAAAGAAACGCAAAGCACTGTTCATCAGTCTCAAAAGTCATACTCCGAACTGACCGGGGTAATGACTCAACTTTCTTTTGCCACAGAAGATTTTATACAGGGTGTAGCGTTTGGAGACTTCAGAAACGCTCTGCTTGGTGCATCGAACAACTTAACCCAAGTTGCTCGCGGCTTATTTGCAATGGGTGCAGAAGCTGGCACCTTGAGTTCTGTGTTTACAACCCTAAACGCTGCACTGCTTGCGATTCCTGCAGGTATACTCGCTGGAGTTCAAGTTGAAAGATGGTTGAACGGAGCAGCCCGCGATGCAAGAACGCTTGCTGACGCGATAAGAGATGCTACGTTCGGACTGGAATCTTTTGGTAGAGCCGCAGCGGCACAGTCATCTCAAAGACTATTTGACCAGAGACTCTCAGGCATGGAGTCTACTGCTCAAGTAGAATCGGAAATGGAGAACGTCACCAACAGACGACTTGAAGTAGAGAAAGAAATCGAAAATATCCGCAGACAAGGAGCAATAGTTGGAGAGGAAGTCATTCGCAATGCTATGGGCGGTGCCGAAGCAATTGCTGACTTGGAGCAGAGAATTTTCTACACCAGAAGAGTCGGTAGCCAAGCGGAAAAAGAAGCTGCTGCAGAAATAGAGAGGTCATTGGCAAGAGCCAGAGAAGCAGCCCGTGAAGGCCGGTCAGAAACCGTAATCAATGAACTGAGATCTCTGTTTGAGTTACTAAATTCAGGTGCATTAGCAAACGGAACTGAATGGCTCAGCGATATCACTGCTCTAAATTCTTTGGAAGAGATATTCCAAACCGGATATGTTTTTGCTGGTGAGTCCAGTGAAAGACTTCGAGAAATCAGAGAGACGCTCGCCAATACAAACAATGATTTGTCTGAGGCCCAAATAAAGCAACTTCAAGCAGAAGAACAAATGCTGCAGTTGGTCGAAAGACATAAACAACTGAAGCAAGAAGAACAAGATGCTGCGGCTTTGGAAGAACGCAACAAAGCAGGAGAACTCAAAGCAGAGCAAGACAGGCTGGAAGCAAAACGCGAACAGTTGTTGCTGATGATGAAAATGACCGAAGAACAGAAGAAGATGTACGATCTTCGTCAACGTCAGCAGGAATTCGTAGGTTTCGATCCGCAACTGACTCAGATAGGTGGCGGGTTCGCAGGAATTGCAGGAGCAGCGGCCAATGCTGCTATGCAACAGCAAGCAGATCAACTCGGATTACAGTTTCTTCTTGCAGAACAAGCACGACTGCAGAAAGAAATGCTGGACGCTGTTCAACAACCACCTGTTGCTGGTAAAATGGAAGAGAATGCGTTTCAGGCTCAGGCAGATGCGATGAAACAAGTTATGGAAGCAGCAACACGAAAGACTGACACAAAGCAGGAAGCGATGGTCCGTCACCTTGCTGATATTTCCACTGCCATTAAAAACGGCGGTGTCATTGTGAACGTAATTCCGTGAGGATTGAATAATGCCTTTGGAATCCATTCAGGGTATCCTACTCCCAAGTGAGAACATGACAGCCTCATGGGGCGTCAATACTCTCACTTGTGATTGGTTGGTAAAGATGGACAATCCGCTGGAGACAGCGAACGATGTCCAGTTTTATCTACCGTCATTCGGCCAGCAGTCTGAGCCTACCTTCACGATCGGTCTGAGTCATTACCCCGGCAGACCAGATCTACTTCTCAAGGAAGCTAACGGTGTTCGAGAGCACGAGTCTGGTCGCCCGTGGTGGCTCGTAAGCGTTACCTACGAAACAGGTCAGTGGCTTCGGGAACTTTACCCTGGAGAAGATCAGGGAAGGGGTAATGTCGGCAGAGGAAAGAAGTTCAGTGGCGGAAACATCATCAAGTATCCGTGGAGTGAACCGCCAACGTGGAGTTCATCTACGCGAACTGTTACGGCCACAGTGTTTCAGGACGCAAGCGGTAACGCCTTGAAGCACGCAAACGGACTTCCTATTCTGGAAGGTATTCAGGTACCTCTCGATCTGGAGGTTCACACCTTCACATGGAACGTTCCTTACAACACATTCAACTACATCAACTACAGTAATCTAATTGGAATGATTAACAGTTCACAAGTCAACAACTGGAAGTTTGCAACGGCCAAGCACGCTCTCTGCGAATCTATTACTGCCACAGAAAATTACAGGGAAGTCACACTAGCACTTCCGGACGGTCAGGACACAACAGGGGCAACCGCAGTACACCACTTCGTTACGCTGACAGCAACAATTGTTATCGACAGGCGTACAATCGCGAGTCACGGTTACTTCCGCGAAGCACATCGTCGTGTTTCGATGCACACCCTTCAATTGGTAAACATAGGTACGATACTCGCACCGATCTACACTTACCTCCCCATCCTGATCAACGGTCGTGGAGACGTGGCAATGGAACCGTGGCCTCTCAATGCTGCAGGACTCGGGTATCCTTACGGCAGTGTGAATACTGCAAACCCTCTTACAGAGTTTGCATGGATTGACCCTCTGTACCCGCGAGAAGCAGACTTAAACAGTTTTGCAAACACACACGGACTGATAATACCATGAGCAAGAGTCGTATCGGGGTATTCACTCCTGAAGATGCTGCACGAATTCATCAGGCTGTACTGGGCAGATCGTCTGTCCAGCCGGACCTGAACGTGCAGCGTAAATACACGACTCGCAAGCTGAACTACTACGTGAAGATGCTTGCTGCACTTCCTGCTGCGACTGATCCGGAGACTGGATACACGCAAGCGATGGGTCTTGTTGTTCGTTATGAACAACCTGTAGATCCCGAGTCGCTGAACATGGAACCGGCAGAAGATGTTGCAGAGAATAAGATCCAAGTCACCAACAGAAGTACGTCATTCAGTGCCAGCATAAATGACTACATCTGGGTACAGGACATGGGGTCTGAGTACGCTCCATTGCATTCAGGTGGCGGGCAGAACAATGCAGGAGACGAGTGCGGCTGTGACTGTGAAGAAGAAGGAAACCTGACAGTCAACGGCGTAGAGACAATGCGAACAATGCGTGTCTCTTTTCCTCAGCTATGCTTCAAGCAAACAAACGGAAAGATATGTCTGCCTGCCGGAAACTATCTGCTGGTATGGGACAGCAATCAAAACAAGTGGCGATTGGACATCGGCGATCTTTTGGTGGCGTACTACAACGACGGGACCAGTGCGACACTTCAGACAACGATGGACGGTGAAATTACGCTGACGTTTCCTTCAACAGGTAAGCCTACTCTGAAACTATGCGTTGATGGTACTGTTCCTGTTCCAGAATTTAACGACGGCATCTCAACAGGATTCAGTTATGGATTAGACAACGGATTTATCGACGGATACGCCAATGCTCCATATGATGATCGAGTGATCTTCGCAGGCTCTACTGGAACAGCATCAGGCACAGGTATCTATCAGCAGTTTGGAACCGGAACGTATCTCGCACCGGGCACTGGAACCTACGGAGAAAACACGGGAACAGGAACCGGCACAGGAACCTTCATGTGGTCTGACTACGAGGAAGGATTCTATCAAGGCTACAAGTCTGGGTACGCCACAGGTTACAAAGAAGGTCAGCGTCAAATTGCTGGAACAGGAACAGCACCCGGAACAGGAACATCACCGGGAGCAGGCACAGGAGTAGGTGGGCCATGACACAGTGCAAAGAATGGGGCGTACCTGAAGGATTCTTTCAAGGTCTCTGCTCCAAAATGTACGACCCACTGCAAGGCACAGACGAGTGCCCTGTATGCGTATCTCCGTTCAACGTAGTAACAGACTGCGATCCTTGCGGAACAATCAAAGCAAGATATATCTACAACCTCACTATCGGCAGTACTCTTCCTCGTTGCTATCCGACAATCAACTTGTGCTACGACTCATCGACAAACGTGTATCACAATAACACATTCCCTTTGGTATACACTGGCGGGTGTCAATGGGATTCTGAAGTCGATGAACTGCAATGTACAGGATCAACACAACAAGGAAACACCATATACATGCAGACAGGCACAGCGACAAACGCAAGAAAGCGATTTACGCTTAATCTGTCCAACAACACGCAACAGAACAAAGTCATATGGCAACTTACAGTACGATGGCAAAGTGTTGTTCCCGTTTCAATATTTAGATCAAGGACTGATGTGTACAGAGGGCAGACAGACGACTGTTCTGTAACTCCTACAAAATGGGCACTTGTATCTTCTTGTCAGAACGTTGGTGCGTTGTCTCCTACGTACAACCATCCAAACCCTTGGGGATATGAGTACAACTCTTTAGTAAACTGCCCGTCAGGAACAAACCCGTTTGGCACAGATATTTCTGGATCTCTCACGTTGAACTAACATGTCAAACACCCCCCTCGGCAAACTACCTGAAACAAAAGCCTGTCTTTTCATTTCCAGAAATACCGACGTAACGCTGGGCAGCAAGTCTAATGACGGCACTCGTCGATTACTCACGTCAGCGACAGGAGACAGACTGAAAGAACTACAGGACGAAATGCTGTCACACGGCGGTGTTTCCAGTTCTCACACTGTTGTCGAATCTTCAGGTCTCGGAGACTTTGTAAAGTCTGCCTTGTCCGCAGTCGGCATTACCGAAGAGCGTGTCAGCCGCTGGCTTGGTGCTCCCTGTAATTGTTCCGAGCGAGTCGAGAAACTGAACCAACTAGGAGAGTGGGCGAAGTCTGTACTGAAAGGTCAAGCAATGGAACCCCCGTTCCAAGCAAAGCTGGTAATGCCGAAACAGGATCGAGTTATCGTTGGCTGTATTCACGAAGGTACAGTCGATGCTTTCAGGGAGCACATGAAGAACATTGCTCCGATTTTTCTGGGTAATCGCCCGTCGCCTTCGAGTCACAGACGAATACTCGCAAAGCCTGAGTACGAAGCGACAGTCAGGCGAGAAGTGCTGAACTGGAATGAAGGAGATGAACGCCCGCAGTACGACACGATCTACGTCAAGGGCACGTGGCAGTACGCTGTGACGACTGTTCCGTCAAGGGTCAACACGACACTGCCGATCACACTGAAGAGTCTCACGTCATCAGGATTCGAAGAACCTGATCTATACATTGATGGTATTCTTCCTTCAGAAATTATCGACGCCGGACTGGATCTGCCTGTCGGTATCGTTCACGAGCGTCACAACGTCAGAACATTCTCCCACTGGCACCTCACACTGCTGGACATGTTCAGCAGAAACCCGTGGGCAGAATACTACGCAATCTTTCAGGACGACTTCGTTTGCGTGAGAAATCTGAAAGAGTATATCGAATCCAGCTATCCTGCAGAAAAATGTTACCTCAATCTCTTTACCTTTATGGAGAATGAGGCTATTGTGCATGGAGTTCAGGGATGGGTTGACTCAGCAAAGTCCGCATCAGGGAGAAACATGGGGCGTGGTGCAGTGGGGTTGGTGTTCAGACATGACGCCTGTGAAGCCCTTCTGACAAGCGGTCACATGATCACCCGGCGGTACGATGCACAGAGACGACACATTTCTCTGGACGGTGCTGTAGTGGAGTCGATGAATGACTCGGGGTACGCTGAATACGTACATGGTCCATCGCTGCTCCAGCACATCGGAACTGAGTCGTCAATGGGAAACAAAAAACATCCAATTGCTCTGACATTCCCCGGAGAAGATTTTGACCCATTAACACTGCTGAAAGAAAGCCATGCACCCCCGCTCGCTTGACGATACGATCAACAGACTACCTTCGCCTTCAACCCCGGAACTGAAATCTCCGGGGTTTTCTCCACGAGATGATTTCAGCAACAAACTTGTGCTCGGTGTGGAGAGCATGAAGCGGCACATGACCGACGAAGGCTGGCAGATCACACACGGGTTATCTCTGAATGGTTACACCCACTGCGGATATGGTCTGGATGAACCGTCAACAGACGTTTGCTACCTGATGGACAAGTACCGTCCCGGTACAATTGTTGTTCAAGACATTCGAGAATGGGATACTCGCAGAGGTGACTTCCGAGATCCCAATGCCCGATTCACTAACATCAGATGTCTGCGTGATTACAAAGAAACGTTCAAACTTACGATTCTGAAAGACTCACATCAGAATCCAGACTATCATAGTGCTGCTGCATACGACATGGACTGTCACGCATGGATTGTTTACTACCACCCAAGAATTGTTAAACACCTCGCTCCATACGTTCGTGAGAAGCATCTTGTTCGGACATATCATACAGTCAACGCCGCTGCGATACCGGCATACACGAGTATCCGCAGTGGGACACTGATGTCTGGTGCGATCAGCAACGTTTATCCGTTGCGTCAGAAGATTCGCAACGCTTCAGGTAGACTTCCTATCACACTGCTTCAACATCCCGGATATCATCGTCGTGGCGTAGCAACGCCTGACTTCCTGCAGACGCTGAGCCGCTACAAGGTAGCGATCTGCACATCCAGCATGTATGGTTATTCTCTCAGAAAAATCATTGAAGCTGTGTGCTGTGGTTGTCAAGTAATTACCGATCTACCTTTGGAAGAGTCTTTGCCTGTACTCAGTCTGCCCGCAGCAAGTCATTGTTTGATTCGCGTCAATCCTGCAATCTCAGTTGAGGATCTGAGAGACGTGGTATTGACAGCAGAGGAAGAATACGACGAAGATTTGATGCACACAGTCAGTCGAGCGGCAACGCACTTTTACAGTTACCCAAACGTCACAAAACTTCTCGCAGAGAAAATCGAAGAACTGAGGAACAACTATGAGTATTGATCACTACGTTGACGCGATGGTTTCCCCGTCTCAACGGAGACCGGGAAAGTGGATGGAAGGTGTGATGCAAATAAACATCACACGCTCCTGTGACCTTGCCTGTAGCAACTGCACACAAGGCAGTCAGTTTGCTGGCAGGGGTCACTACATGACACCACAGAACTTCGAGTTAGCCTGTCAGTCAGTTCATGACTACTTCGGACTAATCGGCATATTCGGTGGCAACCCTGCAATGCACCCCGAGTTCAACAGGATCTGCAGCATCCTTCGATCCTACTTCCCGCAAGACAAGTGTGGGATCTGGTGCAACAATCCGTTGGGCGAAGGCTCTGTGATGCGGAAAACCTTTAACCCTCGAATGAGCAATCTGAATGTTCACCTCAACAGGAAAGCCTACGATGAATTCAAACGAGACTGGCCAGAATCAATGCCTTTTGGTGCTGACAAAGACAGCCGACACTCTGCTGTTCACGGCGACCTTACCGCAGCAGTACCTGATGAAACAGAGCGGTATAACCTCATCACAAACTGTGACATCAACAGGCATTGGTCCGCAATGATCTGTCAGTTCCGTGGAGAACTTCGGGGGTTCTTCTGTGAAGTCGCTGGTGGTCAGGCTGTGCTGCTTCAGGACGATCCTAACTATCCTGACACTGGCATTCCGATTACTCCCGAGAACGTTCATGAAGGCTGGTGGAAAGAGCCGATGCGAACGTTCAAGCATCAAGTTGAACAACACTGCAACAATTGCCTAGTGCCGCTTCGAGCACAGCACAGACTTGCACAAGGAGAGCACATCACCGAAGTATCCGGTATGTATGAATCTTTGCATGGTAAAGCCAAGCACGGGATTCTTCCAATCATTACTGTTCCTTCAGAAAAACGTCGTGTCATCGACTACTTGGAGAAATGACCATGTCCACCCCCTTGCGTGCTATTATCGTGTGTGTTGACTATTCAGACTTACTCAACGTAACACTGGATTACAACAGGCATCACTTCAAAGAGATACTCATTGTCACAAACATGCGTGACAGAGCAACGAAGTACATTGCTGACAAGTACGATGTGCCAATGTTTCGCACTGACGTTTTCACTGCCAACGGTGCAAAGTTCAACAAGTGGGCAGCACTGGAACTCGGACTCGATTACTTTGGCAGACACGGTTGGCTGTGCTTGATGGACGCAGACGTTCTTTGGCCTAAACAAATTGATTGGGAATTTCTTGTTCCAGAAGGTTTCGTGCCTCAGAACAACAAGTTCAAAATGGTTCCCGGCTGTTTGTACACACCAAAGCGTAGAATGTGCATTAACATTCCTGATCGTGTGCCTCACGAACCTTACTGGAAAACTTTCCCGTTACACCCACAACAACAGGAGTTTGCTGGTTACACACAGATATTTCACGGCACTGACAGGCACCTGCCCGAACCGCCTTGGCACGAAGTCAACTGGAGACATGCTGGCGGTGCAGATTCTTTCTTTCAGCAGAACTGGAGTGAGGCAAACAAAATCCGTCCCCCGTTCGAAGTGCTGCACTTGGGACCAGCAGGAGTCAACTGGTGCGGCAGGTCTACTCGGTTACTCTCGGGTGAAAAACCAGAAGAATCAGTTGAGCGATTGGAGACTCTGAGGCAGATGCTGACCGCCCGCAGAATCAACAAAAACTACGATGCGGAAAAATTCTGAAACAAATTGAAGATTCTGGATTGACACGTCGAAGAACAACGCTAGAGTGCTCGCATGTTTGTTGAAAACAATTTGAAAACAGTTCAGGAAAAGGAACACCCCCATGTCGTTTGAAGTTGCGATGAAGCGTACAAAGAAGGTCAACAGTCCTGTCACCTCGACGGTAGTTCGCATTGGCCGCGAGTTTGCTGACTACGTTCTGAAAGAGTGCAACAAGGGCAATCGCCCGATGTCGATGGGCGTCGCAAAGCTGTACGCCAACGAGAAGTTGCGTGGCAAGTGGCGAGTCAACGGCGAACCTTTGATCTTTGACAATCTGGGTCATCTGGTCAGCGGACAGCATCGTCTCAAGGCCCTCATTCTTGCTTGCGAAGCATTGGACAAGGGCGAAGAGTGGCCGGAAGCACAGACCGAGATTGACGTTGTCATTGTTCGCGGTGTTGAGCCTGAAACTGCCGACACCGTTGACACTGGCAAGTCCCGTACTCACGGCGACGTTCTGTTCCGTGATCCGTGGATTGACAGCGTGATCAGTGCCGACTGGAACAACACGGCCAGCCGTCGTAAGACGTGGACAAAGACGCTGGCTGGTGCAGCACGTCTTGTATGGTTGATGGAAGGTGGAGCAGTCGTCAGTGACGCTCCGAAGTTCCAGATCAGCGAGATGCTCGACTTCCTGAAGGACAAGCACTACAACCTCTGTCAGTTCGTCACGATGGTTCTGGACGCAAACGACGGTGACGGCGGACACGGCGGACTGAAGATGTCCCTGCCGTACACTGCTGCACTTCTCTACGCCGCTTGCGTTTTTGAGGACACCGATAACGGTCTGATGATCGACAGTGACGCTTGTGACAAAGTCGAGATGCTGTTGTCTCAGCTTTCCACTGGCAACGGTTACGAGAGGGGTTCAGTCGCTCACGCCCTGACTGGCTACTGGAACAACCTGATGGCACAGCCGGGCAGTAAGGACCGAGACCTTGAGTGGGTTGGCCCGTTCGTCAAGGCAGTACGTGCTTGCCTGAACGGCGAGAGTGGCCTGAAGGTGACTGACATCAAGCTGTCGAAGAAAGAGCAGGAGAACTACCGCGACTTCCCGATCCTGTTTGATGGCTGGCACACGTCCTGCTTCGAGATTGCTGCAGCGAAGAAAGCCGCTGCTGCTGAACGCAAAACACAGACGGAACAGCCTGCTGAAGAACTGGACGACTTCACCGAAGAACCTGTGCAAGCAGTCGTTGAAGATCTGGATACTCCGGAAGAACCAGAGCCGGTGAAGCCAGCAGTGAAGCGTGCTCCCGCAAAGCGTAAGGCGGTTCCAGCCCGGACTTGATGATTCTAGGCAGTGGTCAGTATCTGATGTTATGGTGGGCATCGTGCTGGCCACTGCCTTTTCTTTCTCAGAAATTACAGAGGGAACTTTCCATGTTGTGTCTTAGCCGAAGAGATTCTGAGTCAATCACAATCACAACCCGCGAGGGAACAATCACACTTCATTTTGGACTCAAAGACAAGAGGTCGCGAATCCAAGTTAGCATTGACGCTCCAAGGTCATTTAAGGTACTCAGGAGCGAACTGAATAAGGACAATGAACATGTCGGACAAGCCGTGGAAACAGTTTGAGCGGTTCATCGCAGGTATCTTCACTTCTACCAGAAATGCTCTGAGTGGAGGTAACAGTAAGATGACACGTTCAGATTCATTACACCCAAACCTGTTTATCTCGTGCAAGTACACTCGCAACAATCACAGGATGCTGCGAGACCTGTTACACGAAGAACGAGAGAAGGCAGACGCAGAAAAGAAAACTGCGGTTCTTTGTATCGGTGAGTTCGACGACAGGCAGAATGCGATGGTCATTCTGCACCTAAAAGACCTTCCAATTTTCGCAAGGCTGATCAATGAAGGGAAAGTTGCAATCACTGCAAACGCTGTGGCACCCGCTAAAAAACGGGCTGTCAGTAAGCGGGCTGGAAATGTGGCTCGTTGATCGAGTCGCATTCGAGGTCTACTATCTTCACAAACTCGAAGCTGTGGAGACGTGGAACAAGAACACGAACTACGGATCTCTGGTTCAGGCTGGTATCGAAGGGTATATCAAAACCCGTCAGCGTGCTGGAGCAGTCAAACTGCTCGACAACGAATTCAAGAAACAGTGTACTCAGCACAGCGAGTACAGTGAGATTGCATTCTGGGCTACGCTGGCGGGACATCAGGTCGATACGTGGATCAGAATGTACGGCAAGGACATTGAGAAGTACGGGTTCAACGATTCCGAAAAGCACCATCAGATTGTCGTGGAACTTCCGTCAGGTCGAAGCATTAAAATGCACGGCTACATCGACGGCGAGTCCGACACGATGCTGATGGAAAACAAATGCCGGGGGGAATGGGATGAGCAGACTATCGTTCAGGAAATTCAGTACAATCTGCAGGTCAATCTGTATACGCTGTTTTTCGAAGCTGCTCATGACCGCTTGCCTGACAAAATTTGGTACCAGCATATACGCCGCCCTAATGGATTCGGATACAGAGGTCCAAGAAAGAAGGCCAAAGAATCCGACACCGAATTCGCCGGGCGTCTTGCGGAAGCGATCGAAAGTGATCGTGACTATCACTTCTTCCGGTACTGGATCATACCAGATCGAGGAATGGTAGACAGATTCCGACATCGCTGTCTGTACCCGATGCTGGAAGCGTTCCTCGACTGGTACGAGTTTATGTCTCTTCCTTCTCAGAAAGGAGTCGTCAACAAGGTTCACTGGATGACACCATACGGGCTGTACAATCCATTTATGGAGGGTACAGCAGAAAAGTTCAGGCAGTATCGTTTAACAGGCTGTAAGCACGGCCTCAGACCACGGAGTATCAAATGACCACGAAACAACCACCCCCACGTTCTCCAGCAAAGAAGGCACCTGTTCCATCAGGTCGTATGCCTTCTGTGCAGATCGGCAACGAGCGGCCAGCAATGGCTGCAAAAGTCGTGAAGTCCGGGACTGATCCATTCGCCGATCTTGTCGGTGATGAAGAGCACTTCGGCAGGTTTCTGATGTTCTACTCAGAAGCCGGTATGGGCAAGACGACGTTGGCTTCTCAGTTCGAAAAGCCGATGTTCATTACAACCAGTGGTGAACACGGTGCAGCAATCTACAAAGAGCGTGGCCTGATTCCACGTGACGTAACAATCGTCCCGCTGGAAGATGTCTACGAACAGGACTCGATTCCTGACGGCGACGGACACCCCGGCTGGGACAAGTGCCTTAAGACAATGGACCGCTTCCTCAATGCGAACCACGGTCGCAAGACGTTGATCATCGACTCTGTGTCAGGACTGCAGGAACTGTGCTTCCAGCACTGTGCCAGCAAGCTGTACAAGGGTGACATGTCGAGCAAAGCGAAGGACGGCTACCTCTCATTCTACGGCGGCTACATCAAAGCTGCTGAAGCATATTGGGATGCTCAGTTCCTGAGTCTCTGCCTGAAGATTGTCCGCAAGGGCTACAACGTCATCCTGCTGGCTCACAGCGTCTACCGACAGGTTGACAATCCAGTTGGTCCTGACTTCCAGCAGTATGAACCTCAGTTGTTCAGTCGCATCTGGTCGTTCACGAAGAAGAAGTTGCACGGCGTTTACTTCATGGGTCAGATGGTCAACGTGACTATCGACGAAAAGACGAAGAAGAAGAAAACGCTGGGCGACCGCCGATTTATCGGTATCTCTCCGTCCACGTACTACATTGCGAAGTCGTGGGTAACACCGACTGGTGAGAGTGAGATTGACTGCGGTGAAAACGCCGCCGAGACGTACAAAAACCTGTGTGCTGTGTTGGGCATGTGATTTCTTTTCTCAGAAAGTTTGAAGGTGAACTATGGCTGACAATACCAACGTTTCTCTGTCCGATGTGATCAAGAAGAATCAGCGTCTCAAGAAGCACGCCAAAGCTGCAACCAACGCTGTCGGCAACCGCGATTACGCTGGTCCCGCCGGTGACGTGATCTGCAAGTTTGACACGCTGCGAATGATCGTGAAGGACGGTGCGACCTACGCAATTCTGCGGTTTGTTGTGGACGGCTCAATCGACGGACAGGAAGAGCACAACGGCTCACAGTGCAGCATCATTCACAGTCTGTCAGACTCTGATCGTGCAACGGCTGAGCAGGGTCTTGACCGCCTGATGATGGACATTCAGCGAATGGGTCTCACGACTTCCGATCGTGAAATCGGCGACATCGAGAAGGACTTGCTGGCGAAGAAGAACAGCATGTTCATTATCTCCGCAGTGCCCGGTAAGTCCGGCAATGGTCGTATGTACTTCAACATTCGCAGTGCCTACAAGACTCAGGGCGAATGGACCGAGGAAGAGTCGGAGTACAGCGAAGAGACTACTAAAGTCGAGAACGAAGAGAGTGAAGTCGAAGATCTCGACACCCCGGAATCTGAAGATGCAGTCGAGGAAGTCGAAGATGCAGTTCCGACGAATGCACCGACTCAGCACGAGGACTACGAACCTTCAGCTTGGGTTGGTTACGAAGTCGGTTGGACCAATCCAAAGACCAAGAAAGAACTCACGTACACTGTGGTGGACGCTGACGACACGGCAAGGACAGTCGTGCTGGAACTGGACGGGAAGCGTGTTCGTGTGAAGTACACGGACCTGAACCTCGTACCGTTCTGATTCAGCCTGTAGTCAACCCCCGATGGAGGATCACTTGTCGCAAGGCAGGTGGTCCTCTCTTTTTAACAGAAGGAACTCAAATGCTGGGACTCGATACAGAAACGACTGGTTTACACCTCATGAGCGGTTGCACGACGTTTGCAATCGGAGTCTACAACGGAGACAACGCAAAGAGATATCTCGCTGATCATGCTGGCATTGATCCGCTGACACGTAAGCGTCGTCGAGACTTCTCTCCTACCATTGTATCGTGCATCGAGAATGCAATGCTCAGCAGCGACCGAGAACTGGTCGTGATGCACAATGCCGGATTCGATTTGAAAGCCCTGTGTGAAGCAGGTATCCTGCCGTGGGAAGCACCCAGCGAAGAGTCATTCTGGACTTACATTCTCGACACGCTGATGCTTGCTCACCTGCACAACAGCAGTGACTTTCTCGGGCTGGACCAACTGACACGCAAGTATCTTGAACGAGGATACGAAAGTGAAAAGAAACTCTGCACCATCGTCAACAAGTGCCGTGCCTACGCCCGCAAGCATCACCCCGACTGGATCATCGCAGACGAGCGAAATGACCAGCACCCCACCCTGCGAAGCAGTGCATCCAGCCTTGACGGGACTCGAATGGACTACTGGCTTCCAGCAGCAGTTTACCGACTCGTTCCAGAGGCACTACGACCGAAACTCCCGAATACTCTCATCGGTGGAGTCTGCGAGAACTACCTGAAGGACGACTGCAGGAACACGTGGGATCTTGCTGCTATGTTCCTCGCTGAACTGCAGGAACGTCACGGTGACGATCTGGCTACGCTCCTGAGCGTCAACAAGCAGGTAGAGCACGTCGTATGGAAGATGGAGACGCTCGGTGTCCGTGTGCGTACTGTGGAACTCACAGCAGCCATTGACGCTTGTGAACACTACATCTCTATCCTTTCAGAAAACTGCAAGCGGCTCAGCGGTCTTGAAGTAATTACAGACGACAAGCTGAGAGTGTTGTTCTTCGACACATGGGGAGTTGATGCAGTCAAAGAGACAAAGAAGGGTAAGCCTTCAGTCGATGCCGCAACTCTCTTACGTCTCCACGATGAAGCAGAACCTGACAGCAAAGAGTTTCAGTTCCTCGGTCAGTACCTCTCATTGAAGAAGTACCAAAAGAAACTGCAGTTCCTCGTTGGTTACAGAGAAGGCATGGTCGGGACTCACATCAACCCGTCATTCAAGATCTGCGGCACAAAGACGACTCGATTCAGTGCAGAGAAGCCGAACCTGCAGCAGGTGACAAAAGCCAGCAATCCATACGAAGAGGATCACCCGGACATTGCGAAGTGGCTCAAAGCCAGTCCGTCAATGCGATCCTGCTTTGGTCCTTCAGACGGGTACTGGTGGCTCGACTGCGATTACTCTCAGCTTCAGTTGAGGATCTTTGCAGCAGTCACTGAAGAGCAGGAAATGATTGATGCGTTTGACCGTGGCTGGGACGCTCACGACTTCGTTGCACGTAAGATCTTCAACGTGCCGGACAATGAGTCACCCAGCAAGGGACAGCGTCGTATCGCAAAGAACGTGAACTTCGGGTTTATCTTCGGTGCCAGTCCGAGGAAGATCGAGACAACGGCAGGAATCCCCGGTCTCTGGGATACTGTCTGCGAATTGTTCCCGAATGCCCACGCTTTCATTGAAGCGACGAAAGATCAGATCCGAGAAACAGGGATAGTGAAAACACGTGGTGACTACCCTCTGGCCCTGCAACAGACGTTTTCGCAGTGGAGTGGCAGCTTTGAGTTCAAGGCACACGCCGGTGTGAACTACATCGTTCAGGGCACAGAGGGCGTCATCGTCAAGCGTGCCATGAAATACTGCCATGATTATTTCCTTTCAGAATTTCCTCAGGGAAGGATTGCATTGCAGTGCCACGATGAGTTAGTATTCGAAATGCCAGCACGCTTCCCCAAGAAGCATGTCTGGGCATTGACAGAACTGATGGAGAAAGCAGGAGCAGACTATGGGGTCAAAGCCCCGGTCGATCCTGAATTGTGTTTCACCCGATGGGACAAGTCAGTCAAGATCAGGAGACCATGATGTTCAGTTACGAGACCAACGAAGCAATAGCCGGATGGTTCTTCATACTGTTTTTTATTCACCTTCTGTTGTTTTGTGGTTGGGGACTGTATGGAGACGAAAAGAACCATGAGTTTTACCTTGAACATTGGAGAAACCGCAGAAACGATGAAGTCAGCAAACCTTGGATATACTTTGGTGCCTACATATTAGCATCACTGATATTCTACCCTATCTGCGGATTTTACTTCATGGGGAGAAACTGTGATGAAAACATCCGTAGAAAAGAAGCACGCTATCAGGAGATCTACCAGCAAGGAATGACAGCAGCAGAAAACGGAATACCTGACTCAGCTTGTCCGTTTAGAAAGTCAGGCGGTAAGTATGCTACCAGTTCTCCAGATGAACGTAAGTGGCTCGAAGGTTGGACAGCGAAGAAGATTCAGATGAACAAGGAGCAGAAACCATGATCGAAATGTTCTACCCGGTATTCCAGTTCCTCGTGGCTCTGATCAGTTATTTGCTGGAAGCTGCGGTCGTACTTCTGTTGCTGTACGCCTTGGTAAGTTTTGCTGTATTACTGCTGGGATTTATCGTTGGAATGTTTGTGTGTTTTTTCAGGTCAGATGATATAGAGGAGCAGAAACCATGAGCACAATTGATCCGTTATCCTCCGCAATAAAATTCAGCAGAGTAGCCAATTTAGAGGGTAGCCACCCTAAAGGTATTGCCGGTATCGGAATACACGCACTCAGTAACAGCCCAATGACACTTCGTGAAATTATGCTGGAACACCACGAATACAGCCTGACATTCGAAGATTACGTGGTGCCGTCTTACGGTGAGTTGATACGCGACATCGGCCTTATGATCTGCTTTGGTATGGTAGAGGTGGAACTGTGAAAGTAGCTATGTGTAAGAAGTCATTCAACGAACACGAGGACCAACATTTATGAACACAATTGAACTACTCGACATTCAGGGCAACGACACCACCATCGCACTGGCAGCATGGACATCTACTTCTTCAGAACTTACCGAGGAACGTAAGAATCGGGTACCTGACTTCATCGCTTGGCTGTACAGGAACGGGCACCACACTCCATTCGAACAGGCTTCGTTCCGTGTTCGCATCGTCGTTGACGTAGCGACACACATTCAGTTGTTGAAGCATCGAGTCGGAGTCAGTATCAACAGTCAGTCAGCACGCTACAAGGAGCGTAAGGAAGATCAGTTCCTTATTCCTGACGACTGCCCTACTGAAGTGATGAACGCATTACACATGCACCATGAAATCTGTGCAAAACTTTACCATCAAACCTGCACCTCACTGACAGCAACGATGGGACGACAGCGAGCAAAAGAAATTGCTCGTTACTTTCTGCCGTACACCACACAGATTGAATCTGTTGTGCAGTTCAACATGCGGTCGTTCATGCACTTCTACTCTCTGCGATCTGCCAGTAATGCTCAGCGTGAAATCCGTATGATTGCTGTCGGTATTGCAGAACTGTTGTTTCGTGCTGAAGGAAGGCCGTTCCTTAATAGCTTATCTGCTTTGTTTAAGGCTTTACCTTTCACTGAGGTAGATAATAACTTCTACCCAGCAGTCAACAAGATGATCGGCGTCACCACTCAACCAACAGAACCTGATGGGGGATTTGCAAGAGGCTATGATAACTGAAATCATTACTAAGCATCGAGAGTTCACGTTCGGTTTCACAGTCGGATTAGGCTCTTCACTGCTTCTGATTGTGTTTCTACTTCTTTTATCAGAATTCATTGCGTGGCTGACTGTCAGGAAAACAAAGCCTGCAGTTCACACGCAACCGACAAGTCAAGGCGGTCCAAACGCACAAAGCTGGAGACGACAATGACCGCGGAAATGAAACTATTTGATCACCTCGAAATGCCTTACAAAAACAACGGCGACGACTGGAACATCACTTGTCCTTGGTGTGCCTCTGAGAAGATGTCTGTCCGCAAGGCAGAAGGTAACGTATACCAGTGCTGGAAGTGTAAAGAGTCAGGTAACGCTTTGACTTTGATGCGTAAGTTCTACGACGATCTTCCGGAACTCTCACCTCCAGCCGCTCGTGAATTTCTGAACAGAAAGAAGGGTGTCGTATTCCAAACACTCAGGAGTGAGGGAGTACGATTTGATTCAGGATACTACTGGTTCCCGGTCTACAACGCTGACAGCAAATTGATCGCTCTGCACAAGTACAATCCGCAGAACAACATTGCTTACAGCAGTCCAAAGCCGTGGAACTGCAGCATCCTCGGATTGAGCCAATTATCTTCTTCTTCAGAAATCTGGGTGGCAGAAGGACACGCCGATTATCTTATCATGCGTCAGGTTCTGAAGTCTACAGGTATTGATCTGCTGGGGACTTGCGGCAGCAGTTTCAGTCAGTCGTACCTGCACCTGCTGGACGGGAAGAAAGTCGTCCTGCTGTTCGACAACGATGAAGCGGGACAGTCAGGAGTCCAGTCAGTCGCCCGTCGTCTGAAAGGTTCTGGTATCTCAGTCGAGTCGCTGTCATACCTCGACTGGACTAAGGTATCTATTCCTTCTTCAGAAACCATTCCTGACAAGTTTGATATCCGCGACCTCTGGAACACAATGAGAACCTGAAATGACTACCCCGACACAGTTCGTTGACCTGATTAGAGTTTCTCTCTCAGAAATTGATCTGAGCGAGGTTGTAAGCATTCAGCCGCAAGCTTGTACGTCATTCCACAAACTGATCGAGATTTACAGACAGGATATGTCTGTTACTCAATCACTTGAGGACTGTCTTGCAATCTGTATGGCAACTCATCTCGCTGTGGCTCTGGAAGGTGATCCGTTGTGGATTTACCTTGTCGGTGCTCCATCGAGCGGGAAGTCTACAATCTGCGAACTGATCGCTTCGGACGAGATTCACACTCGAAGTCTGAGTAAGTTCACCGGGCTTGTGTCTGGGTCACGTCAGGGCACTCACCTGATCCCCATGCTTCAGGGGAAGTGTGTCGTTATCAAGGACGGCACGCTTCTCTTGGAGTCATCACAGCAGCAACTGGCAAACGTCTACGGGGAACTGCGAGACATCTTTGACGGCTCACTGAACGCTGAGTACCGCAACGGTGTCTCAGCTTCATTCAGTAACATCTCATTCGGTATGGTCATTGGCATAACGGAACGAATCTACTCGCTGAACATGTCTGCACTCGGCGAGCGATTCCTTCACTGCCGACTGGACACCTCCCGAGACGTGGAAGTAGACCGTAACAGTCGTGCTATCGACTCGATCTTTCAGTCTGCTGCCCGTACCAATCTGGAAGGTAACGAAGCAGGAGACTCCCGCAGTTTCCCTAAGCAACGTGCCTACACTGCAGGACTGCTGAGTCATCTGCACACTCGAATCAGGAACGAAGAGATCCTGCGTCCCGGATACACACAGTCCGACAAGTCTCTGATTCAGGCTATCGGTGACGTAATCGCCTGCAGTCGTGCTCAGGCACCCCGAGTCAGAGAACATGGTTCACCTTCAGAACTCCTGTACGACGCTTCCCCGGAGGGCAGTACACGAGTCGTAAAGCAGTTGTCTCGTCTGGCACTGTGCCTCTGTTACGTTCTGAGCGAAACAAGGATCACACCTCGCATTCGCTCACTGCTGATCAAAGTCGGTAAGGACACCAGTTACGGCAGACAGTTCAACATCATCAGTACCATTGCAAAGAGCAAAGGGCTGAACCGTCAGTCGATCGCCGCACTTTGCAACATTCCGCTGGAGACCATCAGTCGTCGTATTGACGATTTGGAATCTCTCGGCATACTTACTACTGACTCAGAAACACATCGACCGGCACGTGGTCGGTCAGTTCCCCATCTCCACTGTAACCCCTACATCAAGGATGCTTTCCTGAAGGTGCTCAATGAAAATCCCAACCGTCCGAATCCCAGACCCAAACCGAGACCGCGAACGAGTGGCGGGTGAAGCCTTCCTCTCGAAGCGTAAAGGACGCAGCAAACGCCGGATGCGAATACTCTCACGAGATTCATTCCTGTGTAATCACTGCAGTCAACCATTCCCCGAGTCAAACCTCGAAGTCGATCACATCATTCCTCTTGTGCAGGGAGGATCTGACGACGACTGCAACCTGCAAACCTTGTGTAAGCCTTGTCACCTCAAGAAAACCATAGCGGAGAGAAAAACATGAGCGAGCAAAAGACCACCCCTCTGGAACTGCCTTTAAGGCCGGGCAGGTATCTGTTGAGAAACGGTCTCATAGCGTGCATTCGAGAAAACCACTGCGAAGAAGATAAGGCAGAGTGGCCTTGGGAAGGTGAGATTATAGACGGCGACAAGGTAGACACAGATCACATCTGGGACATTGTAGGTAATTTTCTAAACGACAATCCGGGAAATTCACAGTGCGACATCGTATCGCGTCTGCCCGACTTCCCACTTCCTCCACAAGCACCTGAAAAACCACAGTCTACTTCTTCAGAAACACTCACGGGCAACATGCAGGTTGGTGGAGACCATTACAAGAAGATGAAGCATCAACCGATTGACGTGATGGAATCCTGCATGAGTCCGGAAGAACTCAGAGGATTCCTTCGCGGCAATGCTCTGAAGTACCTGATGCGTATGGGTCACAAAGACAGTGCTCACACAGACGTGCATAAAGCACTGCACTACGTCGATATGCTGGTAAAGCTGATGGACAAACAAAAGGAGGTATGACAATGCCAGAGCGAACGTGTGAGAATTGTCGATGGTGGAGTGCAGGGCCGACAGGATACGGCTATTGCCACAGGCGACCGCCGATCATTTCGAACAGTGACGAGTGCTTTCCATCAACGCACAAGTCTTGTTGGTGCGGCGAGTGGGCCGACGCCAGCATTACGCCGGAGCAGGAGGATTTGCAAAAACTGACACGGCAGTTCGCGGTGGCGATTATGAGCACCGTGTATGGTGTCGATCTGCAGTTCGATCTGATCTGGACGGCAGCGAAAAACATGGCAGCAGCAGAACCACAGATTCAGAGGGAGGAAGGCAAGTGAACGACGAGCAACAAGACTCAGGCGGTCCCGGCGATGACATTGATGACGACGATGACTACAGTTTTGACCACGAACAGAAGGAGTCTGAGAAGTGACATCCATACACCAACTGAACAAAGAACTGTACAGCGTGGGTCGCACTGTGCTTGTAGTCAACGCTGAGAGGTCGTTGCTGGCACAGATGACTGATCTATCGTCCGGACAATCGGATCGCGTTATAAGCGAGCCTGTGCGATCTGGCAAGGTAAAGGAGCGGAAGCCCCGTGCTCCCCGCAAGCCGCGAGTCAGGAGACAAAGGACTCGCAGGTCCAGAAATAAGCCTGAACCTGTGTGCAGTGAATGCGGTGGGTGTAAATTGGTGGATCTGGGAGAGAAGGACTGCTTTGGCCGTCCAGTCGTGTATCCGTGTGCAATGTGTATTGTTGACTGAAAGAGCAGGAATGAGAGACAACTTCCCTATATGTCTTGAAGGTGAACGACTAACGTTTATGACTGAGTATCTGTCTCTTGAGTTTCTGCCAAACAATATACAGATGCGTCTGGTAGAACAGGTCGGGAGCAGTTGGGACGGTGCCAGTATTCCTCGTTACATGCGGTGGATAATCGGGCACCCATTATCACCAGAACTGAGGCAGGCGTCTTACTGGCATGACAGGATCTGTGAGGGCAGTGAAACATTCGAGGACCGTATGGTCGCTGACTCGATCTTTCTGATGCTGCTGAGACGCTCAGGTGTTGTTCGTTGGAGACGGTGGGCTATGTGGTTCGCTGTCAGATTTTACGCAGTGTTTGTGTGGAGGATTTCACAGTGGCTAAGAAGGCGAAAAGCAATAAGCGTCAGTGGAGCATCGACATTGTAAGCAGTCAGGATGGGAAGCAGCACTGGTTGCGACTGACTGCAGGGAACGGCGAGATCGTTCTGAAGAGCAGTGAGACATACGACAGTTTCACGAATGCAACACGGGCACTGAAAACCGTGACTGACGCACTCGGCAACTGGATCTCTGCAGGACTGTTTGCTTGTGCAACACACCAGTACAGCGAAGAGTAGTCGAGCAATCCAGCGATTAAACCAAAAAAACCCCTGCAGGGGGTAAGCCTGCAGGGGTTATTTCTTTTCCAGAACTATTCAAGACGAACTCCGATTCCTGCACCAATCATTGCAGCAATCAGAACAAAGACGCACAGCAAAGCAGCCATCAGGTCTCCTTCACAAACACACCTTCTTCGTTCAGATACCCACGTCGATCCTTGATGGTTTCATACGCACCTTCAAGGCACTTGTACATATCCAGCCCGGACATTGCACACAGCATAGTCAACACAACCATCGTATCGCCGATACCGTCAGCAAGTTCTGCAAGGTAAGAAGCAGTCTCCTGCTTATCAGCTTCAGGAAGTTCTCCTCCGTTTGCCTGAGCCTTCTCAGTGTTGCTGCCCATGATCCTGTGAACCTTCCTCGCAGCAATCAACGTCTCAGTGGCTTCCTCGCACAGCTTCAGAGCCTGTGTATCGAGTCTCCCGTTCTGAATGATCATACGTTCTCGCCCCCAATACTCGCACTTGTCGAGCAACACCTCGAACTTATTTTTACCGACCAGTTCATTGGTCAGAGACTCGATCGTAATGCCTTGCTGTCGAATCCATTCCGCCTGAGTCTGTACCTCCTGTCGTAGTTTCTGAATTTCCAAAGTCACGTCCACAATTTCCACTTCGACAACAGCTTGATTACTCGCCATCATTTTTCTCCTAAAAAATCCTAAGACCCCAGTTGACCAACACGGTAAAACGCTTTCACAAGTGTCATAAGCGTTATCGCACTCATCGAGGAAGCGAATCCCTCTTTAGCACGAATAGTCTTATGATCTTCCACAATGTCACACAGAGCGAATGTGCAACAGTCCCTGCCTTCATCCTCTGTGTCAGCATACATCCTCCACAGCACAATCCCGTCAGCATCGACAGTCTTGAGTGAGTGGATCAGCACCCACAGCTTCCTGTCCATATCGTCCGCTGTGTTGGTGTCGATACGGTTCTTCGCTGACCTGTAAACCTTGTCTGCGATCTCCCAGTTGACTCTCAGCAAGTCATACTCGGAGAAGGTGTACACAATCTCCGGATCAGTCTTTTTCTTTCCAGAAACAGTCACGGTGAGAGATTCGCGGATACGGTGTTCCCCGTGATGTTTACTGTGCAGGGCCTGAGCAGCCTGTGAGACTGTCATGCCTGTTACGTCCACGTAATACTGTTGCAGTCTGTCGAGGTACTGTGTCATGTACTTGTCGAGTACCTGTCGGATCATCTCCCCGGTCTCGTTTGAGGCAGGAACGTGTCCGACAGTGCCAAGCCAGTCTTCAGCCGTCATGCTGGCCCGTTTACTCCGTGGCGGGATCAGTTTCCCGTGTTCGTCGTAATACTTGCTGATTCGATTCGCCATTGTTTTTTCTCCCAAAAAATCTCAACAGGGGGTCAACATGAATTCATATCCGCTGAGCAGCATTCTCACCTTGTCCACACGATACGATCTTTTGCCCTTCGTGACAACGTCACCAACACGGTACAGGTAGGTTGAGAGAAACTCTGACCCCTTCAGTTCCTCAAACGTCACCACGATACTATGCCGCATTACTGCCGTTCCTTTACCAATTGCTGAACCATCTCTGTGAGTACCTGAACCTGCTTACGCAACTTCCGAAACTCGGCTTTAGTCTGCTTAGCCATCCTTCCGGATCGGTAGTCGCTTTGAACCTTGACACACTTCACCCACCGATCCTTGTAGTCATCAGCTTCTGCCCGTGCTTCTGCCAGTGTTTCCTTAAAAGCCAGCACTGAATCTACCAGTGCTTCTATCTGTAAATCCTTCAAGTCTGTTTGTCTGTCGCTCATTACTTCCAGTCCTTCAGTTGGTTGAATACATCCCAGAAGTGCCGCTCGCTCAGAATACGCTTCGAGTGCGGTCTGAGAGTCTTTCCCCCGTACTTTTTATCCTGAGCCACAACACGCAATCCCGATCCCTGTTCATCCATGACAGCTTGTACGTTCAGTTGCTCGCCCTCGATGCGAGGTTCATACATGCAGCCCGGATAATCTCTGACACGGTTCTGTGCGAGCACAATGATCCCTGTGCAATTACGTGACTTCTGCATTGTTTGTTCCTTCAGAAAATCTACTGTACACGGGTGACGTGTATAGCCTGAAACTGTTGCCCTGTTGACGGCACAACAATGTAGATCACGTGCATATTCACTTTGATCTTTGCTCTGGAAGCACAGCAAGTAACTGCTGAACCTTTATTGATAACGCTGGGGCGTTCAGTAACGATAACAGAGTCTCCGACTCGAAGAGAGTCGATAATCTTCTGACCAACACGAGGTACATTCAGCCAACCGCTCATGATTGTTTGTTCCTTCAGAAAATCTGTCAGGGACCGTCATAGATTAAATCTGTCAGCACGACTCGAATCTTTACAGTCATTGTTTACTCCCAAAAAATCCGAAGTAGGGGTATCGACAACCCGGACACCCCGTAGGGTGTTTCGTCCGTATCTCACGGACTCATAAGCGGGCTTAGTCTCGAACGACAGAACAGAACCTATCATCACCACGATACAGGCTGTAAGCAGAATCGTAAACGTATGCAATCTTTCCTGTAACAATTCCATTGTTTGCAGTAACCACGGGGTAATAGCCCAGACAAGCCGGAACCGTGGCTGCAAGTTCCAACGTCATACTCTCGCCAGCGTGATTCGCTACCCATTCCTTCAGTGCCACCAATTCTTCAGCGTGTGACATATCATCTTTCCCTTCAGAAACTTCTGAGAATGAAAACCCCTGAACGCTGTACTGATCAGTCCTCAATTAACCACGTGTACACACCACCTTCGAACTCAACCGACTCAGCCCCGTCCACAATGCCGTTCTGAATAAGGTCGATCAGTTCCTCGCTGTCAATGTCAGTGCCGCAGAGAATGCCGTCAGAGTCAACGTAACCTTCTTGAATCTGAACATCGTCCTTGTAGATGCGGCACAGCGGGTAGCAACTTTGCTCAATCCACGGGATGATTTCATCCTCAGAATTATCCCAATTCTCAACAACGTTGCTGGGTACGTTTGGCAGTTCCTCACCCAGCGTTTGCTTCAAAAAATCCTCAGTGTCGATGTTCGCATCGGAGATATAACCCGTGCCGTTGTCTGGCGTGTTGACTTCACCGTGCCAGTGGTATGGTGTTGAACGATACAACATACCTTCATACAACACGTAAGCCTTGCCGTCATACCAATACACTCTGCCAGAATTGCGATACCCCGGCAGTTCTGAAGCTGGCAGGGAAGCGTAACCCGGACTGCAACGCTCGCTCAGTCGTTCATCTTCCGCCCAGACTTCATTCTGCAGTTCTGCAATCTGTTCATCGGTCCATTCGTCCATATCGTCAGACAGTGCTTCGGGACGATCAGTCGATTCAACACGCCAGCCCAGTGTCCAGTCGAGGAACCCTGAATCTACAAGATCATCGACCTTGTACATGCGGCACGCCCCGTAATTGCCACGAACATCACCGCCCTTGTGGACGACAACAGCAACGTAAATGTCGTCAGCGTACACCCACTCTGCAGTGTCAGCAGGACCATACACTGAGAACTGAAACACTGTGCCGAAATCGTTCTCGCTGTTGTAAACGTTGTCGCCAGCCAGTCGTGAAATGCTCATTGTTTGTTCCTTCAGAAACTTCTGAGAATGAAATTGACCCAAAAAATCCCGTTACACTCACCAGTTGTCAACCGTAAATGTCATGGTACTTGCCGATAGACTGCAGAGCAGTCTTCAAGTGTGTGTCGTTACACCCCGGCGGATACAGTACAAACTTCGGGGAATATGACACCAACCGCTTCCTTGCTCGAATAGGTGTCCCGTCCTCAAAAACTCCGGGCTTGTAAGCAGGGTGGTTATCGTCGTGCTGCAAGTCGTATCTCACCTGACGGTAAATATCCCACAATACAGCTTCGGGACGATCAGCGTAGTATTCCCGAATCTGCTGTTTAGTGCGTCCACAAGAATCCAGAAACTGCCGGAACGCTTCGAGTAAAATTTCGTACTGTTCCGCTGGCCACTTCATTGTTTGTTCCTTCAGAAATTTTGATCCAAAAAATCCCATGGGGAGTATTGCGTTCATCGACAGCAAAGACAAGTCCGGATTACCTAAATCTTGAAAGAATTATCGCACTTGTTTTTTGATCCAAAAAATCCCGTGGGGGGTATCCGCTGATTCTCTGCTGTCCGTGTTCTGGATTCTCGCTGCATTGGTTGGTTACTCCCGTTGAAGATTGCCTTGTGACTGTATGCCGGTTGGTTTGTTATTCGGATATCCGGATCAGTTTATCTTCTATTTTTGGATTTCCGGAATGCAGATAAACGTATATGTTTATCTTCAATTCCACTATTCCCGATAGTCTGCAGTGGTCAGTGGTCAGTGGGAATAATCCCGCACAACCGAGACCACTGCAGACTGCCCACTGCCCACTACCGGGAAGCTTCGGCACCACTGACCACCACAACCACAACCACCACTGACCACTGCCCACTATCAACCACTGCAGAGACTACGCTGTAATCGCATAGAATAAATTTTGAAAGCCTTGAACAATCCCGCCTGATATAAAACAGGGGCGGACAATTCAAGGCTTTCAAAATCAATCCTAGAACGTTCTAGGCTATGTCAGTTCTCACTCACTCACTCACTCACTCACTCACTCACTTCCCGATCGTCGCGACGAAGCAAAACAACAAACCCGCTAGGCAATTGCTTAGCGGGTGGAAGTACTCCCTGCATTCTGGCAAGGATCAGGCCGGTTTCCCGGTTATGTCAGTTCTGAACTATCGACTTCTCAGCAGAACCAGTGCGGCAGATTCTATCGGCGATAAGGCCGACTTTCCACGATACCTTGCGATATCTTCCGCAGAAGCTTCCGCATCGTCAGTAACGCCGCAAGAATAGGAAGACAGCACTACGTTCCCCCCCGGATTCTCCTGAAAAAAGCCTTCTAAAACGTGCTGATCCCAGAACCCCCGCAATACTGCTCTCGTATGTGGTGTGGTTATTCGTTGCATACGTGAATTCACTTTACACCAGCCTTTTCTACAACGGCTTTGACAACACGGATAAACATATAATTATCGCTCCAACTGCTTAACCGCCATTTTCGAGCAAGCTCCCTGCCTGAGATTGTCTCACCGACAATTCCCCAGCGGGCACAGAATTCGCGGGTTCCAGCGAGACAATTTCCCGTGTTGAGACTGTCCACGACTGAGACTGTCTCGATATTCCGCAGCGAGCGAGCGAGAGCAGCAGTCTCTTTCCGTTTTCTCTGCTCCGCTGCTGCTCTGTCTCGCTCCGCAGCGAGTCTAGCCTCTCTCTGAGAAAGAGCCTGTTTCAGGTTCCGCAACATAACGCCTAGCAAGCTAGACTCAGACTCAGACAGATTCTCTTTCACTGTCTCCACACTATCCGCAGTATGATAGGTTGTACAAAGAGACAGAAGCGAGTCTGTTTCGTTGTCACCAGTTCTCCCGAAACAGACTTCTGTCTGCTGCTCTCCAGTGTAGAGAGACAACACAGGAACCAACACAACCGGAAGCGAGAGAGTCTGAATCTCTGAGACAGCGAATTCTCTCAGTCCCGCACTCTCTGCTCTCCCGATTACAAGTTGAGTCACCTCCCGCTTCCCCAGTGTCGAAACATCACAGAGCCTTCTGAGAGCAGCGAGCGAATCAACAGGGAGAAGTCTACGGACAGCCAACACAAGCGAGAGACTCGCTGGAGAGAAATACTGTCCCTGACCTACCCCTGACCTACGGAAACTATAACTACTGTGAACACAGAACAGAGCCTTCTCAATTGTCAGGAAGTCTCTCCCGATACTTTTGAGAGTCTCAGTCTGTTTTGCTACCCTCGCTGCTCTCCAGAGCCTCTCAGTCTGAGTCTGTATAGCCTTCTCCAGAGACTCTTTCGCTCTCAGTTCAGCACCATGAACAATCTCGAAAGCTGTTCTCCTGTCCCCGGACCATGTGTTCAATCGGTGTTTCAGTTTCAGACTCTCTCGCTCTGCTTTCAATTGCTGAACAGTGTCGAAACGGTCTGAATATTCCTGAGACTCTCGCGAGTATGTTCTGAGTTCCGAACAGAGTCTTTCTTCAATCTCGCCGATAGTCTCGATCCGTTCCCTGTCCGAAGTGAGAGCAGCGAGAGTCTCAGAGGTTCTCTCGATGTCCGCAGCGAGTCTTTTCTGTTCTGTCTCAGTGTAGTCTGTGTTGAGAATATACTGGCCGATATCGTAGCAGAACTGAGAGCGGAAAGAGATAGCAGAGACAGACGGAACTCTCTCCCATAATCTTTCGCCGCGAAGTCTGGAAACTGCCCCCTGTTTCCTGCCTTTAACATTCAGCCTCTCTCGCAAGATCGGGACAGACAAAAAGCGAGAGACTGAGACAGGCTCGTTTTTCAATCGTCCGACAATCCGAACAACACCGCCAGAAATAACGCCGATCTTATACCGATGTTTCGGGTGTTGAATTGCGAGCGAGTCTGTCTCGCAAACCTTGCCTTGCCACTTGTCACCGTTTCGCTCGCTGGAGAGCAGCAAGCTTGAGAGTTCCGCTTGAATACGGTTGACAGTCTTAAGACTCAGGAGCTTCTCTCTGCTCTCATTAAATGCGGCGAGATATTGAGACAAGATCGTCTCAGACTCAGAGAGAGACTGTCTGTCTCGCTGGTATTCTCTCACTCGCTCGATGTTAGGGGTTTCAGAGACTCTCAGAAGTTCAGAGAGCAGAGAATCAGAACGTGAACAACCATTATCCAACTGGACAGCACAGAGTTTTTCGAATTCACGGGACAGTCTATTCAGCCTCTCAGCCTCTCGCCTGAGCCTGAAATATTCCACCACCAGCGAGAGCAGCAGAGAGACTCCCGACAACAGTCTCTCGCCTGTTGAGAGGCTCTCAGAATTACAGCGAGACAGCAGACCTTCAAATTTTACAGTCTTCATCACAAGTTCCTTCTGATCAGACACAACAAAAAACCCCGATTGCACCATGCAATCGGGGAACGTTCACAACTTCATTCAACGCACAATTGGCAAGCGAGATTGTCACCAGAAACACGGTATGTGTTTCCGCCAAACGTATCAACGTACAAGTTTCCGTCGCGGGAAAACATCCGCGAAACTACTCCGCATTTATCGCCATTGCTCAAGCGTTTGACATAGTATCGCCGCTCACCAGGGTAGGCGTACTCTCCGGGGGAAAGATCAGACGGAAAGAGACACTTTGCAATCGTTTTCATCGCTACAACCTCAGAGACAAGAAACGGGAGAATTAACGAATTCGCTGAATGACATAGGCTCCGGAGCCACTGACAGGATATTCCGAGCCGCCAGAAGATTCCACATACAACGTATCGTCTCTGCGGAACATCCGGGAAACTTGAAACCCTGCAGTTCCCCTGGTGTTTACCGCCCATGGGTAAACACGCCACAATTCACCCTTTTGCGGGTAAACACTTTCATCGGGTGAAAGATCGGTGACACGAGCAATTTCGCCGATAGTTTTCATCGGTACAACCTCAGACAGACAGACAGACAGACACTCACAGAATAAACGTTTCGCCACTATCGGGAGTATGTTCGGGAGTATGTTCGCAGTTCAGAGTAAACGTCTCACTAGAGCCACAATCCCGCACCACTACGTATGGGCAAGTGCTGCAACTTACCCCGCAGCACCACAGTACCCGGCGGGCAAATCGTGGCAACGGCAGTATATCGCAACCGTAATTCCACAATACAAGCTTCGAAAGCTTGAATCCACACACCACACACACACAAGCAAAACAGACAGACAGCATCGGGAGAATGAACGGTTCTACGGGAATTTCCATGGCACAACCTCAGAGACAAGAGACAGACAGACAGAACACTGATAACGGAAGATATCGGAAGTCTAGACTCTTGAAAATACCAGAACAGCAGAATTCTTGAAAGAATTTTAGGATTGCTTCGGAAGCTTCGGGGGTTTCGGGGTGGGTGTCAGTCATCGCTTGCCGCTGAACCACGGCGTCTCATGTGCGTACCAGTACAAGTCGCCACCGATCACAATCTGATTGTAGCTGCAACCAGTGGCTGCGATGTCGGCCAGCACTGCCTCGCGGATGTGGCTGCTGTACTCTGCCAGCCGGACGCGTGTTCCGACGTTGCCGGTGCGGTACACTCGCTGTACTGAGATGTGGTTGATGTTTGCTGCTGTGCTCATCGTCGTTCGTCCCCTCGTTTGTCGTTTGTCGTTTCACTTGCCACACACAAATATATCGGCACTGCAGACTATCGACAACTGCAGGATACCAGAATTCTTGAAAGAATTTCAGGGGCGGAAGCTTCCCGCTCGCTCGCAATGGATTAAACCGGCAATCGGCAAAGGGGATACCCCCCACGACGAAACACCACCCCCCTTGGGAACGCCATGCGGAT